TGCCTATTGGCTTCTCATGGAATACATGGAACATGAGAAGGAGGGTGTAAAGTATCAGACCCCAGAGGAAATTGAGGCCGAGGCGAAGCGCAAGGCCGAGGCCGCCGAGCGCAAGCGCAAGGAAGCCGAGGAAAAGGCCGCCAAGAAGCGGGCGGAGCTTGAGGCCAAGGCCGCGAGCTTGAACAAGGGCGCGTTAATCTCCGTCACCGCTGACGATGTAGCTAAGGCCGAGCACGAGGCGGCGAAAGCCAAGAAGGAGGCCGCCGCTGTCCGCGAACGCGCCAAAGCCGAGGCCGAGAAGTCCAAGAAGATCGCCAAGAAGTTCGAGCAGGCTCAAATGACCCTGTTCTGAGCGAGGAGGACACCATGACAAAGAGCGAACACGCGCAAGTGCTGGCGGCCTACAACGCCGACATACACAACTTCACAACGCAATACTACGGCTTCATCAAGCCGCGACTGCACGGCGAATTTACCCTTACTGTCTACGCCGTGCGGAACACCAAGGCCAAGGGCGTCCGCATAATCGAGGTAAACCGCGCATGGAGCGACCGCCCCTATTTCATCTGCAAGGATGTCTGGCAGAATGTATGGGGGCAAACTATGGTGGAGTTCGACGAAATGCGAAACCGACCGCAAGAATCCTACGGCTGGTATCGCGGTCGTTGGGGCAACAATCATGTCAAGTGGAACGAAGACGGCAAGCATACAAGCTGGTTCATGCAGGATGTACGCTACGCCAACCTTGACGCGCTCGCCTCTACCAAGTACAAGTATTGCGCATTCGACCGATACCAGGGCGAAATGTCCCTCGTGGAATACTGCCGCCTCTGCGTCCGTCACAAGGAAGTCGAACTGCTGGCGAAAAACGACCTCAACAGCTTCATCGTTCCCCGCTTCCTCGACCGGCTGGCCGCCGACAAGTCTCTGCATGACTTCTTCCGCTCGAATGTCCGCACGATCATTGCGAACGCCGACCGCGCGACCTACACGCCGCAAATGCTCATCCGCGCACATGCTAACGGCTGGACGCTTCAACGCGCCCTTGAAACGGAGATTGCACGGTATCGGCTCACACGCGCACCGAAAGGCATCAACCGCATGGAGCTTGCGAAGTATATCGCCGCCAACAATCTCAGCGTGGACGAATATCTCGACTACTGCCGCATCGTCTCGCGTCTCGGCCTTGACATTCACGCGTTTGGCTACACCTTCCCGCGTGACTTCCAGACGACTGCCGCGCAGCTACACGCGCAGTATGACGAGCAGCTGCGCCGTCAGAACGAGGAGCGGAAACGCAAGTACGAGGCGGCATTGAAGCGGACGGCGGCTCGCATCAACTATCTGCTGGAACGCGCAAAGAAGCGTCTGGCGTGGCGTGTCGGCGATCTGTCCGTCATCATCCCGCACACGCAAGAGGAGTTCACCGCAGAGGGTCACGCCATGCGCAACTGCATTGGTGGCTACTATCGCCGCCAAGCCGACGGCTCGACCTTCTGCTTCTTCATCCGCAAGAACGGCGAACCTCACGCAGATGTGGAAATGTCGCTCAACGGACGCATCAAGCAATGCTACACCGCTGGCAACAAGAATGTGCCGCTGTCAACCAGACGCTATGCAAATCGCATGGCTCGCTACTTCGCAAAACAGATGAAACGCGCGGCCTAACGCCGTCGGAGGTAAGAACCATGAAGAAGAAATACATCGTCAGCACACACCTCGGGAACTTCGAGACATGGGCAGTATCCGCGAAGAAGGCGATAGCGAACATCCGTTGGCGAATCTACGGACGTTGCGCCGATTCGTCCGACACGATGTACTGGCAAGCAAGGGAGGCGTGACATGGAAAGCCTACGCACGCAACTTGACCTTATTCAGGAATCCTACCTCAAGGTAGCGTCAGCCCACAACTTCTACACCGCCTACCGCCGTGCCGCAGGGCATGGCGGCACGGAAACCCCGGAACTGCCGCAGTTCGTCGCGCTCATGACGGAACTCACGCACACTGCGGAGGAACTCACGCGCAAGATCGAGGAACGCCGCAAGCGGTTCGATTCCGTCCCCGTCTTGCAGGCCATGTTGCGCTTCAAGGACGGCTCTACGCGCCGCGTGGCCGTCTCCAAGCCGACGGACGAGATTGAAGAGCCGTACATCGGCGAAATGTTCCACGCGGCACTACAGAAGCAGGGCGTTGTCGCGTCGCTTGAAGCCTACCCCGTCCTCGTCGTGGACAGGCGCAAGCGCATCATTGCCGAAATACCGACAGAGAACAAATAGTATATTGTCGCAATAGACAGAATCACGGCGGAATGATATAATGTCCGTCGTGATTCTTTTGAAAGGAAGCTAAAATGAAGAAGGGAAAGACCAAGCACACACCAGAAGAACTATCGCGCATTCGTTCAGAAGCCGCGAAGAAAGGCGCAGCTGCTCGCAAGGCAGTTGGATATGCCAATGTCGGTCGAAAAAAAGGAACGGCTAACCCAACAGCCAAGGGCATACCCAATCGCACTATGAGTGTTCGCGATCCAGACTATCAGGTGTTCGTCAAATGTGCGTTTGCGGCGAACGTTCCGCTTGTCGAGTTCATGCACCTGAACGCCGAGGGATTGAAGAAGCGCAACCCGCAGATATTCGGCGAGGACGCGCCGACTGTCAAGGCGTAGCCGGACTAACCGAGCCGTTCAATCGAGGCGAAGAGCGCATCCAACGCGCCCTTCGCCTTTTCGCTTTTCGCCTTTACGTCGCTTGCATCGACTGTCACCTTCGGAGGCGCAAGCCCGATGAGGCTGTCCGACGTACATCCAAACAGTTCGCACAGGCGCATGATGTTGTCGATTGACGGCTCTGTGTCGCCGCGTTCCCATCCGCCGTAGCCGACATTGGTAAGGCGGAACTGCCGCGCCATGTCCCGTTGCGTCAAGCCACGCGCCTTGCGCAGCTCCTTCAACCGCTCCGCAAGTTTGTTATTGTGCTTCATTACCAAATACTCCATTGATCGGCATTGTTCATGGATGGCGAGATTCATAATAATCTTGCCGGGCATCCTCTCTTATCTGTTCGTTCAACTCTTCCCATTCTTCATCCGTCATCTTAGCCCGCATTTCTCGTCCAAGCCGATCCTGTTCTTTTATTGAGGCAATTCCATTTAGCAAAATGACAGCAATTGCAAAACCCAAATACCATGCCGTCATCATATTGCTTACATCCTCCGTTCGTTCTTTGTTCTTGACTTTTTCGTATATCCAACACAGCAACGGAACGACAAGGACAAACATTCCCAACAGTTGTTCGTTGACCATGATGTAAATCGAATTCCGAGCCGCAATGATTGCTTTTGCCACGAGGAATCCAACAATCACGGTTACGCAAATGAAATGAAACTGTTTCTGCTTCAACATGTTTATGCTTCCTCCTGTGCAAGTTTTAAGAGTTCATCAACCGTCATATCAGGGCCAAGTACATATCCAAGCATTACCCTAAATGCTTGTCCGTCTTTGCATTCTGGAGGCAAGTCCTGTTCGACTCTACACAGTTTATGCTTGCCGGTCGGGAAGAATCCATGCAGCGTCACGCATACAGGCCAGCCGTATTTTAGCGACATTCCGCGCACTATTGAAAGATCAATGCGTTTGTTCTTTGACGGCAACCGCCATACATCGGACAAGCCGTCCGCATCAGGCACGAACCCCAATGCGAGAAAACAGTCAATCGTCGAAATCATCGCCCCTTTGCTGCTGGCGTTCTATGTCGGCGTCAACTTCCGCTTGCTCTTCGATCTCACGGCAAAGCGTTCTCGCCTCGTCAAGGCCGGCAGACGTGTTCTCAAAAATGTCGAGCGTGCGGACAATGCCGTTGTCCATGACCTCTCGAACACACAGGTGGTCTGCATCGAAGTAGTCGATGTAGTGTTTCGTCGCCATAGGCGAATATGGGATTTTCATTGCGTATTTCCTTGTTTTGGTGAATATTATACCAAATCCAGCATGGGCAGAGTATGGCAATCTAAAAAAAAATTATTTTCCCTATTGCGGGTTCAACCAACCTGTGATATAATATGTGCCCGAAAGCCCCCATCAGAGACAACAAAACAAGGAGACGAAAACATGAGCAATATGCTAAGCATCTACAAGCGCAAGGTGTCGCTTGCGTTGAAGATTGAGACGATAGCGCGAATGGACGCAAAAGCGAAAGCCGACGGGTCAACGCGAAACGAAGTCGCCGAATACCTTCTTGCCTCTGCACTTGCAAAGGTTAGGCTATCACAGGAAGAACAAGTGAAAGTCGCTGCTGAAATTGAAGCCAATCGCAAAACGAGGAAAGGACACTAACCATGAATCGCATTACACTTACTCTTTCGACCGAGGTAATCGAAGCCATTGACGCGCTCGCCGCGCGTTTGAACGCAACTCGTGCAGAGATTATTTCTTTTTACCTCGAAGGTTCAACCAACCTGCGCAAGGTGAGAATCCCGAGGAAATAGTTTTTTTCGCGCAAAGGTTCAACCAACCCGCGCCCACCAAAGGAGACAAAAAATGACACATCCAACAATCATCAACGATGGCGACATCATCGTCAGAGACCGCATGGACGTTCGTGCGGTGTTGCTCGACAAAGACTCACAAGACAAGTTCCATGTCTGGATGGTATGTGCAACCACAGCTGTTCCAGTAGGCGTTTTCTCGTCTCGCGACGAGGCGAGGAAATGCGTTGCCGACATCTGCAAACAGGCCGGCTTCGAAATCGACACAAAGGAGAACACATGAACACACCAGAAGAAGAATACAGGCAGGTGAATATCCGGCTTACGCAAGCCGAGATCGAAGCCGTGCGCAATCTCACGAAGGTTGACGCGATCGCACCCGCTGTCGTGTCCATCGTCCGCAAAGCAATCGAGCAGCAGAAAGCCTGATGCACCACTTCATGTCGAGAGAATGGCTTTGCTGCCGCCTGCGCCTGTCGCCGCGCCAGTCTTATTCGCTGGTGCGCTCCGGCTACGGCCCGTGCGTCTCGTCAGACGCCGTTCTCGCGCTTGTCAACCAGTCGCGCCGCAACATCGACGCTCCGTTCGACCATGTGCCGTCCGACATCCTAAAGGCGGATGAACTTGCCGCAACGCCGGAACTTGCGGACAGCGGACTGACTTCCCGCATGATTCTCGTATTCACACGACGCGAGAATCCCGATAACCAGCCGCCATTCATCCGGCTTAACAAGCAGACCACGCGCTTCGTGAAGTCGCTCTTCCTCGACTGGCTTGCGGAACGCGCAATGGACGCAGAGCGCACGGGAAGGAGGCGCTTCGTATGACACCAGAGATCGAACAGCGCGTTGTCGCATTCGTGCGCGTGATCGCCAACCGCTGCTATTCTTGCCTGCACCGCCGCGAGGAGAACTGCGCACATTGCGATTCGCGCACGGCCACGCGGCTTCTCCGCGACATCGAGGCCGACATTGCCGTGCCGCCAAAGGACTACTCGCTCTTCACCCGCATGTCGCTCATCGCGGAAAGCCTGAAACACGCGGGGAAGCCCGTGTTCTCGTCGGAAATCGACCTTGACGGCATCTGCTCAAACCAACTCAAGCAATGGACGCTCAAGCGGATGATGCGCATCGGCGTGATAGGACGCCGCCTTGCGTTCAGGACGAACAGCGGCTATTGCGTTTACCGCTACTTCCTCAAACAGGAAACAAAGGAGACGAAAAAATGAAAGACAAAACCGACAAGCCGCAGGAGCCGGTCAAGGTGCTGTGCTTCTCTGCGGAGAACTTCAAGGCCGTAAAGGCCGTAATGTGCGAACCGAACGAAGATGGACTAACCATCATCGGCGGCGACAACGGAGCGGGAAAGTCAACCTGCCTTGACATACTCTCGTTCGCGCTCGGTGGCGCGAAATACCGCCCGTCCAACCCGAAGCGCGAGGGCGCTATCGGCGACACGACGCTCCATGTCGAGCTGTCGAACGGCCTCACCGTGGAGCGCAAGGGCAAGAACCTCTCGCTTACAGTCACGGACAAGGAGGGAGCGCGTCACGGACAGGAGCTGCTTGATGCGTTCATCAGCAACATCGCCATCGACCTTCCGAAGTTCTACAACGCCTCCGCGAAAGACAAGGCGCACATGATCCTTGAAACCCTCGGCATCGAGGAGAAGTTGGCGGAACTCGCCAAGCGCGAGAAGGAGAAGTACGACACCCGCACGATGGTGGGACGCGAGGCCGACCGCAAGCAGAAAGCCGCCGAGGATATGCCCTGGCACGAGGACGCGCCCGAAGAGAAAGTGTCCGTGAAGGAACTCATCGACCAGCAACAGGAGATTCTTGCGCGGAACGGAATCAAGGAGGAACACCGCCGTAACCTTGAAGTTAACAAGTCGGAGTTGGGGCGCGTAAACGCGGAACTGAAACGCCTGTCCGAACGCCGCGAGGAACTCGTCGCCAAAGTCAAGTCCGCCGAGGGCGAGGATTTCACGCTCGAATCCACCGCCGAACTGGAGAAGCAGATCGCCAACTTTGAGGATACGAACCGCAAGGTCGCGGAGAACGCCGAGCGCACCCGCCGCATGGAGGAGGCCGACGCACTCAACGACCAGAAGGACTCGCTTACGAAGGAGATAGAGGACATCCGCGCCGAGCGTCTCGCGCTCCTGAAGGACGCGGACTTCCCGCTCGAAGGTCTGTCCGTGAACGACGATTCCGAACTCGTTTACAACGGCCAGCCGTGGGACTGCATGAGCGGGTCGCAGCAGCTGATCGTCTCGTGCGCCATCGCGTCGCGAATCAACCCGACGTGCCGCTTTGTCCTCATGGACAAGTTGGAGCAACTCGACCTCAAGACCCTTGCGGAGTTCGACGCATGGCTCAAGACGCAGGATTTGCAGTGCATCGCCACCCGCGTTTCGACTGGCGGCGAATGTACGCTCGTCATTGAGGACGGCGAGGTGAAGGAGGGCGAGAAGAAGCGCGTTCTTATCCCGCGCAAGGCCAAGCCCGCACCCGCCGCGAAGCCGTCCGAAGAGGAACTCGACGACAGCGACTACTAACAATTTCTCTGGCGGCATTCCGCCGTCGGAGGACAAAGGAGACGAATAAATGAACATCGTAAAAGGAAAGACGAAGCCGAAGGGCTTGCGCGTCGTGATCTACGGCGTTCACGGCATCGGCAAGACAACGCTCGCCGCGAAACTTCCGGGCGTCCTGTTCCTCGACTTTGAGGACGGCACTCACGGACTTGACGTGGACAAGCTCGCCGCGTCCGATCTGCCCAAGTCATACGAGGGCATGAAGGGACTCATCGCGGAGTTGAAGCGCGACCATCAGGGCTACGAACGCCTTGTGATCGACACCGCCGACAAGTTTGAGCAGAACTTGGCGACGGAACTGGCAAGGGAGAAGAAGGTCGAGGACATCTTCGCCGTGAACGACTACGGGCGCACCATCGCCGTCCACAAGTCCGGCATGGCGTCCGTCCTCGATGCGCTTACGGAACTTGCCAAGTCCGGCATGGACGTCGTTGTCCTCGCCCACGAGACTTCCCGCAAGGTTGAGCCTCTGGAGAACCGCGAGACAACGGGGACATACGACCACCACGAACTGAAACTCTCAAAGACCGTCTCGCCCATCTTCATGGAATGGGCGGATGCCGTTATCTTCTGCGCCTACAAGACGTTTCTCGTTTCCGGCGAGAAGAAGAGCGACAAGGCGCACGTTGAGGGTGGCAAGCGTTGGTGCTTCTGCGCTTACTCCAACGACTGGGACGCAAAGACGCGCACGGGAATCGACCTGCCGGAGGACTGCTCTCTCGACAAGATGGTTGAGACGCTTCCAAAGGCCCTCGCCGCCGCCGTCTCTCGTGGCGGTGCGGCTCCGTCCGCGCCGTCTGCCGAGGACGCGGCAAAGGCCGCTCTCGCCAAGAAGCGCGCCGTCGCCGCGAAGCCGGAGGCGAAACCCGCCGCCGAGACCCCGCCGCCGAAGGAGGAGCGCGAGGCGATTGCGAATCTCCGCCGCCTTGCCGCGAACTACAAGATCACGCCTGACGAGATTATGAAGTACCTTGCGGGGAACCCCAAGGTTGCCGAACGCTTCGGCTCGATGGAGGGCATCGCTTTCGCGGACTTGCCCGACGCCATCGTGTCGTGGCTCTCAAAGGGCATGGAGAAGGTCGCCGCGAAAATCAAAGGATAATCCAAAGAAAGGAAAAACAACATGGCAAACGCAAATGGTGCAATCGGTTGGGACGATGAGGTTTCCACCGCAGACGCGGACGAAGGTTCGCAGCAGCAAGACGAGTTCGTGATTCTGCCCGACGGGACATATCCCTGCAAGGTGATGAAGATCGAACGCGCCTCTCACAAGGGGAGCGACAAGCTTCCGCCCTGCAACAAGGTGAAGATCGGCGTTGTCCTCGACGGCGGCGAAGCCGGACGCGGATGGGCCAACCACAACTTCTTCATGCACACCTCGACGCTCTGGAAAATCTACCAGTTCCTTGAGGCCGTCGGTCTGCGGAAGAAAGGCGACGCCACCGCCGGACGCATCCCGTGGGAGAAGGTCACGAAGGGAATGACCGCACGTTGCGAAGTCACTTCCCGCGACTGGAACGGCAAGACCTACAACGAAATCACGAAGTGGTTTCCCGCCGATCCCGCCGACGGAGAGGGCGAATCCGAAGAACTCGACGATTCGGACTTCTGATGGAACTTCGCCCCTACCAGAACGAGGCCGTCGCCTCCGTCGAATCGGAGTTCTCGAACGGCGTCCGCTCCACGCTCATCGTCCTTGCGACGGGGTGCGGAAAGACGATCGTCTTTTCGCATCTTGCCGCGAGGGAGGTGCGGCGCGGTGGTCGCGTCCTCATCCTTGCCCATCGCGGAGAACTCTTGCAGCAGGCAATCGCCAAGCTGCGCTCCGCGACGGGCATCGAGGCCGGGCTTGAAAAGGCCGAGGAAACGTCCGCAGTTGACGTTGACGAGATTCCGTACACCGTCGTTGTCGGCTCTGTCCAGTCGATGAAGTCGCAGAAGCGACTTGCTCGCTTCGCCCCCGACGAGTTTACGCTTATCGTCATAGACGAATGCCACCACGCACTTACCGGGACATACCGCGCCGTGATCGACCACTTCCCGAAAGCGAGGCTCTTGGGTGTGACGGCCACCCCCGACCGTGGCGACCTGCGCGACCTCTCCGAGGTGTTCCAGACCATCGCCTACGAGTATTCCATCGTGGACGCGATCAAGGGCGGATGGCTTTCGCCCATATTCGTGCAGACCGTGCCGCTCCGCATCGACCTCTCCGGCGTGGCCGTCCAGTCGGGCGACTTCCAGGCGGCGTCTCTCGGTTCTGCTCTCGACCCGTATCTGCGGCAGATTTGCCGCGAAATAAAGGAACGCTGCCATGCCAGAAAGACGATTGTTTTTACTCCTCTTATCGCGACTTCGCGCAAGATGCTGTCGATATTTATGGAGACGGGCGTCGATGAAGTGCGTGAGGTTAATGGAGAATCGCCCGATCGAGCTGAGACTCTCCAATGGTTCGCTGACGCCCCTGCCGGCTGCGTGCTGCTTAATTCTATGCTTCTCACCGAAGGATATGACGAGCCGTCTGTTGATTGCATCGTTGTTCTTCGGGCAACAAAGGTTCGAGCGCTATTTGTACAGATGGTTGGACGAGGAACGCGTCTCGCTCCCGGGAAAGCGAATCTGCTCCTGCTCGATTTTCTTTGGCTCACAGCCTCCCATGACCTCTGCCGTCCTGCGTGTCTCCTCTCCGATGACCCGGAAGTTTGCGAAACTATTACTGCTAAACAAGAGGTGGCAAAAGCCGGGCTGCTAGACCTTTCGCCCGAAGCACTTGAAGATGCGCAGTCTGAAACCGTGAAGAAGCGCGAGGACGCGCTTGCGAAGCGCCTTGCCGCGCAGTCGCGCAAGAAAGGCAAGCTCTTCGACGCGCTACAGTTCGCGGAACTCACGGGCGTGACGAACCTGTCCGACGTGCCGACAACCATTCAGGAGAACGACCGCCCGACGATGGAAATGGTCGATCGCCTTGAACGGCTCGGATTCGCCTGTCCGGGTTCGCAGACCGCCGCCGAGAAGTTGTTGACCGCTTATCAACAGCGTGTCGATAGCGGCCTCTCTTCCCACAAGCAAATCAAGCTCCTCACCTCTCGCGGATTCCGAAACGTCGCCCAATGGCCGTTCTCCGCCGCGAAGAAGATGATCGACAGGATAGCCGCGTCCGGCTGGAGGAATCCGCGCGGTATTGACCCAGAGACATACACGCCATGAACGAATACTCCGACTACGGCATGGTGGAAGCGAAACTCCACGAGGGCATGTACGACGGCAACATGCACGCCTGTCTGCGCGATGTTGGACGCATCGCCGGGGGATGCTTTGCCGCCGGACGCCTTACGCAAGACGAACTCGATTCGCTGAAAGACCTTGCCGTGTCGCTCTGCCGCAACAAGTCGCAGGGGGAGCGGAAGTGGAACGAGGCCGTCGCGTTCGGCCAGAGACAGCCCCTGCCGCATACGAGCCTTGCACCATCCTCTTCCAACTCCCACGCAATCGGATGGGACGAGGTGATAAACCCCGACGAATACCGCATCGTCGATACCAACTGGCTTGAGACGGAGGTCGTGCGCGAACCCGACAAGTGGAATCCCTGCGCACAGCTGCGCGAATACCTCACCACCCTCTTTGAGCCGGACGAGCATGTGGCCTACTGTACAGACCCGTTTGAGCGCGACGGCCACTTCATCCCCACGCAGGGGACGTACCACAAGACTGTATCTGAAATCCTGCAATCGCTTAAGAAGAACACCAAGACCGGCTTTGAGGAGGCCGTAGGTACGCCGAACGAGAAATGCGGCGCATGGATTGTGATAAACCCCGTGGACGGCAAGGGGCGCAAGGACGAGAATGTGACGGACTTCCGCTATGCGCTTATCGAATCCGACACCAAGCCAGTTGACGAACAGGTCGCGATCTACAAGAAGCTTGAACTGCCCTGCGTCTGCATCGTCCACTCCGGCGGCAAGTCCGCCCACGCCATCGTGCGCGTGAACGCCCCGACAATCGACGAATACCGCAAGCGCGTGAACTTCCTCTACGAAGTCTGCGCCAACAACGGCTTGCCCGTCGATAAGCAGAACCGCAACCCCTCCCGCTATTCCCGTATGCCGGGCGTCATGCGCGACGGCAAGAAGCAGTTTATCATCGAACGCAACTGCGGCAAGGCGTCGTGGGACGAATGGGAGGACTGGATAAAAGACCTCAACGACGACCTTCCGGAATTTGAATCCCTGACCGAGGAGGATTTGCGCAATCCTCCGCCGCTCGCCTCGGAGCTTATCTCCGGCATCCTCCGCGTAAACCACAAGCTCTGCATCGTAGGGCCGTCCAAGGCCGGAAAGTCGTTCCTCCTCATCGAACTCGCAATTGCCGTCGCAGAGGGCGGCGTCTGGCTTGGCCGTCAATGCCGACAGGGACGCGTCCTCTACATAAACCTGGAGCTTGACAAGAACTCTTGCACGCGCCGGTTCGTTGACGTGTATTCCGCTCTCGGAATCAAGCCGACGCACTATTCCTTCATCGACCGCTGGAATCTTCGTGGACGCACAATGCCGCTCGACAAACTCACCCCGAAACTCATCCGCAGGGCGGCGAAGCGCGGCTACGAGCTTGTAATCATCGACCCGATCTACAAGGTTTTGACTGGCGACGAGAACAGCGCGTCCGAAATGGCGGCGTTCTGCAACCTCTTCGACCGAATCTCTAAGGACTGCGGATGCGCCGTCGTGTACTGCCACCACCACTCCAAGGGTTCGCAGGGTGACAAGCGCTCGATGGACCGCGCATCCGGCTCCGGAGTGTTCGCCCGTGACCCCGACGCGATGATCGACTTGCTTCCGCTCGACGCGGAATCCGCAAGGGCCGTCTTGCAGCAGCGCATGGAGTGCGACGCCATGACGGACGCCATTCTCGCGAATCCAGACGGACAATCCGCCCTCGGCATGATTTCACAGGACGATAAGATCGTCCCCAATCGGCTTGAGGGCGTGTTGCTCGAACTCTGGGGCGAGGCAAGGCTTGACGGCATCCGCAAGGCGCGTGAAGCCGCCGCGAAGGAATGCGAGTCGATAACGGGCTGGCGTGCGTCGTTCACCCTGCGCGAATTCGCTACGCCCAAGCCGCAGAACTTCTGGTTCGCATATCCGCGTCACCTCACGGACGATGAGAACTACCTTGCCGACGCCACGCCCGAAGGAGAGGCCGCGCCGCGCAGCCGTGGAGGTGCGCGGAAGAAGGACAAGGCCCCGAAACAGGACAAGCTGACGGCGTTCAAGCAGATTGTAGAGTGCAACCCCACGCAGGTATGGACTGTCCGCAAGGCAATCGAACAGTTCAATGTATCAGAGCGAACAATTTTCAGATACTGCAAAACGCTCGGCTGGTCTATTAGCAAAGGCGTGATAACCATACCCACACCCAAACCAACGGAGGCCGACGATGACATGCCCGAATTCTGATATAAAGCTGTTCGTGCGTCTTGAGCCGGACGCTCCGAAGCTGACGCACCAGAACGGCATCGAACCCGCCGTGAATCCACGGACTGGCAAGCCGCTTCTCCACAAAACTTCCGCCCTGCTGAATCTTGAAGCCAAGTACATCGCGCTCCTGAAACCTCACGCCCCGCCAAAGCCGTGGAATTGCCCGATACACCTCACGACAGTTTGGCATTTCCGGTCTGCCACCAAGACAGGCTGGAAAACGACGAGCCCGGACACGGACAACGTTGTAAAGACATTGAAGGACTGCATGACGAAAGCCGGCTTCTACAAGGACGATGCGCTCGTATGCCTTGAAACCATCGCCAAGCTATGGGCCGCGCCGGACGCAAAGCACGGCGTCGAAATTCGACTTCACGACCTTACGAACGACGAACCATGAGCGAGAAATACCAGATTGTCCGCAAGTGCAAGGACTGTCCCGAGTGGACGCAGACCGTATGCCACCATGCGTTCGGCGTGTACTGGTGCGTCAAGTCAGGCGATGGCGAGGGATGCAAGTACCCGCTCGACGATGTTGCGGAGAAGTGGCGCAAGGCCGGATGGACGCCCGACAAGGGCAAGGCCATCCCGATAACGCTCCCGGTTCAAGAGCCGCCGAAAACGAAGTCCGAGCCGCCGAAAGTCGTGCGGAAGCCGCAGCCGAAGAAGGTTGCGCAAGTCCAGCTCGATCTTATCTCGAAGCCGGAGCCACCGCCGCTGTCGGACGACGACTATTGATGCTTTCAACACAAAGGAGACGAAACATGAAAGACAATACCAAGCAGACGATAAGGGCCATAGGAGAGACGATTGGCGCGATATTCACGCTGTTGCTCTTCGCCCTGCTTTTCTGGCTGTTTCTTGTGGCCACGCCTGACCAGTTCAGCGCGGAGTGCGAAATCCTCCGTGCGGAAATGGAAGCCAAACAATGAGAATTTCGCTTGCATGGTGCAAGCGGGATAACAAGAAAGGTGAAACAATGAATGACATGATGAAATTCGTTCGTTGCCATTTGGTCGAGGCAAGGCCTATGACGCGTGGCGACTACAACACGTATCGCGGATGGGCGATACCTGAAAACGAGAATCCCGCAGACGAGGGCTACCTTGTTGTCTGTCTCGACGGGTACGAATCGTGGTGCCCCAAGGCACAGTTCGAGGAAGCCGGCCGTCCGATTGACGGCATGACGTTCGGCATGGCAATCGAGGCTATGAAGCGTGGCAAGAAAGTTGCTCGGCGTGGCTGGAACGGCAAGGGCATGTGGCTCTGCGTTCCTCTCTGCGACGGCCCGAAGGAAATTCCTGCCACGGGTATCTGGGGGAAGCCGAATGCTGAGTATGCCGAGCAGAACGGCGGAACCGTCAAGGTTGTGCCCTACGTCACGATGAAGGCCGCAGACGGCACCATCGTCATGGGCTGGCTGGCCTCGCAGACGGATATGCTGTCCGACGACTGGTGCATCGTTGAGTAAACGTTCCACAATCAGAAAGGTAAAGCAATGAGCAAGAAGAAAGTAATGCCCACGTTCGGCTCTGCCGGATATCTCATCATGAAGTTCGACGACATCAACGAGGCCGTCGAATCGAAGAGCTCCGCAGCGGCCAAGGACGCGAAGAAGATCGTAAACGAGCTTTCGTCCGAAAAGGACCGCATGCACGTTTACAAGGTCCTCAAGACCAAGGGCAAAGCCTACGGCGAGCCCGTGCAGAACACCATCGTCCATGTGTCGCTCGGCCTGAACGGCCCCGGCAAGGACTCGGACTACGCCGCCGCGTTGAAGCGCCTCTTCGACACCGGCAAGTTCCGTTTGCTCGATGCGCACATTGACGCCATCGACGACCTCTGGGACGTTCTGCTCGCGTACAAGTAAACCACCACCCGGGCGACGGGCTTTGCGCCCGTCGCCCCTACAAAACAACATACACATGAAAAAACAACAGAAGAAGGCAAAGAAGTCGCCGCAGACGAGCGCGGCGAAGTCCATCGAGCGCGAGCCTATCACGCTTCCGATCGGCAAGCTGCACATCGCCCCGTGGAATCCGCGTGGCGAGATTACCGAGGAATCCGTAGCAGACTTAATCCCCACAATCAAGTCCAAGGGCTTGATTCAGCGTATAGCCGTTGTATGGGATTGGGCCAGCGACGGCGGCAAGGAGGATTTGGAGTACATCGTTATTGCCGGAAACCGCCGCCTCGTGGCCTGCCGCGCCGCCGGGCTGAAGGAAGTGCCCTGCGAGATATTCCATTGCACGGAGGCGACCGCCCGCCAGCTCACGCTCATCGAGAACTTGAAGCGCAAGGATGCCGAGCCCCTGTACGTCGCAAAGACGATACAGACCCTGCGCGACGAGGACAAGATGACGATGGAGGAAATCGCCGCCGAGATCGGCATGCCCGAGTCATGGGTTTACCGCCGCGCAAAGCTCATCGACCTCGCCCCGGAGTGGACTACCGCCGTTCAGGACGGCACGGTCAACTGCACGACCGACCTTCTCGAAAAGGCGTCCCGCTACACGCAGGAAATCCAGAAGGAGGCGTTTGAGGAAATCGTCGATTCCTACGACACGTCCGTCCGCCTTTCGTGGCGCGACGTTTCGCGCGAGTTCGACTCCCGCGTCACCGACCTGTCGAAAGCCGAGTTCGACCGCAAGAAGTGCCTCGTCTGCCCCAACAACACGGCATGTCTGCCGACGCTCTTCGACGACGAGCCGGAGAAGTACGGCCATTGCCTCGACCCCCGCTGCTTCAAGCTCAAGAAGCAGGAGGCCGAGGACAGGCAGATTCGCCGCCTTGAGTCGAAGGGCCACAAGGTCGTCAAGGTAAAGGACTTCTTCGCCGTTCCGCAGGACGCCACGCTCCAGCCCGACGACGACCACAAGTTCGCCTGTGTCTACCACGACTACAACGGCAACCTCGCCGTCCGCTTCGCCACGAAAGACCCGAAGGCGCCGGAACAGGAGGAGAAGTCCGTCAACAACACCGACAAGGAGCGCGCCAAGACCCTGAAGAACGCCCTGAAGAAGGTGAAGACGTGGGAGGAGTCGCATCTTGCCGACTTCCTGCGTGAGGCCACGGACTACCGCGACGACCTCTGCTTCGCGGCAAAGTTCCTCGCCATCGCCAACATCTACGGCTTCGTCAACAAGTGGAACTTCCAGCGCGTTGACACGGGGCTGCTCCAGCTTTCGCGCCACGTCTGGCGCGGCGACGAGCCGCTCCAGCGCGAGGGCTATCTGTCGGCGCTTCGGAACGACATAATCGACCTTGAAACGTCGCCGTCCATCACGCTGACGTGCTTCGAGGCCGCCAACGACTGCGTGACTCCGGAGGAACGCAAGTTGATTCTGCTCGGCAAGTGAACCATCGGGCCGGCGGGCCACGCGCCCGCCGCCCATGCAAATAAAGGAAACCGCAAATGTCAGCTCAAACAACAAGTAGTTCCGGCATCGGGTTCTTGGGCCTGCTCCAGATCGCGTTCATCGTCCTGAAGCTCATCGACAAGATCGAGTGGTCTTGGTGGTGGGTGCTTGCGCCGACGTGGGTCTCTCTGCTCCTCGTCCTCGTGGTCGTGCTCTGGTATATCATCGAGCTTATGCGCTTCTGCAACAGGAGGGACGACTGATGCATCCTCAAATCCAATGGTCACGCGCTAAATACTGGGACAAGACATGGAATCCCGTCATCGGGTGCAATCCATGCTCTCCCGCTTGCGAGAACTGCTACGCGGCGGCATGGGCAAAGCGGTTTGGGCAGAACTTCAAGCCTCACGACACGAAACAGAAGCCGCCGCGCTCCGGCATCGTGTTCTGCGGGAACATGACCGACCTGTTTGGTGAATGGATGTACACCGAGGATATGGCGGACAACATCGGACGGTGCGTCAATCGCGGCGGCGATGCCTACCTTTGGCTGACAAAGCGACCAGCCAGGATGTGCGGCGTGCTTAGGAATGGAAAGGTGTTGTTGATTCCCGAAGGTTATGATGAGGACAGCGGGGAATACTTCGGCTTTGACGACGAAGAGTGCGACATCTCCAACCACTACTTCGGCTTCACCGCCGAAAACCAGGAGTTTTACAACGATAGGCGAGCAACGACATTCATTGGGTTTCCCGAATGGGCCAACCTCTGGTTGTCTGCGGAATCTCTGCTTGGCGCGATAGACCTCAAGCAGTTGTATCCGACAAAGCCGTTGCCGTTCAAATGGGTCGTCGTCGGCTGCGAGTCCGGCCCGAAACGCCGTCCGTGCAAGATCGAGTGGATTGAGTCCATAGTCGATCAATGCCTTGCGGCGAAAGTCCCCGTGTTCGTGAAGCAGCTTGACCTCAACGGCAAGTGTGAGCGCAACATAACCAAATTCCCGAAGCACCTGCAAATCCGCCAGGTACCCTGGGCAACAAAAGGAGAAAACAAATGAAAGCATACAAAGGTTTTAATCGCGACATGACATGTCGTGACTTCAAATACGAAGAGGGAAAGGAATACACCACCCCTAAAGCGAAGTGTTGCAGCACAGGTTTTCATGCTTGCGAATACCCGCTTGACTGTCTGGATTATTACAATCCGGGCAATGGATCGGTGTATCATGAAGTTGAGCTGGACGGCGACATCGACCATGATGGTTGCGATACAAAGGTTGCCGCGACGAAGATCAAGATCGGTGCGCAGCTGTCAATCGCCGGGCTGGTCAAGGCCGCAATCGACTACACGAAGAAGCGGATCAAGCGGGAGGCAAAGGCAGATGAAAATCATGCCGCTTGCTCGGCCACGGACGACAAATCCGCTTGCTCGGCCACGGGCGACAACTCCGCTTGCTCGGTCACGGGCGACAACTCCGCTTGCTCGGTCACGGGCGACAAATCCGCTTGCTCGGCCACGGGCTACAACTCCGCTTGCTCGGCCACGGGCGACAAATCCGCTTGCTCGGTCACGGGCGACAAATCCGCTTGCTCGGCCACGGGCGACAACTCCGCTTGCTCGGCCACGGGCGACAACTCCGCTTGCTCGGCCGATAATCCGACAGCCATAGCGGTCGCCTGGGGCTTCTACAGCCGAGCAAAAGGCGTGATAGGTGCGCATATCGTTCTCGCGGACTGGCGAAGGGACGAAAACTACAACTGGCATCTGCGCGGCGCTCAAATGGTGCGTATCGACGGAAAGCAATACAAGGCCGATACGTGGTACAGGATGGAAGATGGCAAAATCGTGGAGGTGTCCGTATGAAAAAGCGAATCTACATCAGCGGGCCGATGACCGGCCACCCCAAGTTGAACCGTGACGCGTTTCGCGCCGCAGCTGTCAAGCTGCGGGAACAAGGCCACTTTGTCATCAACCCCCGCGACCACGAAAGGCGGTGTGGTATGAGCGTCGTGACGAATGTAGTCCTCGCGCTGGCGATAACCACGACGCAGGAGGTGCAGTGTCCCTGCCCCGACGGGATTCAGGGCTGTTGCGTCATGCACACGAAGGAGGTCAGCCACACGCGCTACGAGCCTATCAAGGTGGACGAACACCCCGACGGCAACCCCTGCCAGTCGCGTGGAATCGCGCTGGCGACTAACGCCGTAGCCGAGGCGGTCATAGCCGCCTACTACGGCAAGGGCGTTCCGCAGTTCATACCCGTTCGCCCGTTGAAGTGCTACGGCATCGCTTACGGCGGACACCCTATGGGCTTCCTCATCGGCGACGCGGTGAAGAAGGCGTGTGGACTGCCAGACGACTGGAAGAAATGGAGGATTGTCAATGAGTGGTGACGGCATAATCGAAGTGGACGGCTGTCTCATCGACGCCAGCCGCATCATATATGTCGAGCCGAGCGACGACAATAGCAACGACCTGTCCGTGACCGTGAACGGCATGGACTGCGACCTTACAATCCACGACTGCACCCTGTCCCGCTTCCGCGAGGAGTGGGTGCGGGCGAAGAAATACTGAGAGGTGAACGATGGCAAGTAAACCCGAGCTGAAGCCCTGCCCGTGCTGCGGGGCGAAAGCGAAACTCACGACGACAAGGGAAACTTTCGAGGTTCGTGGAACCGTCATACCGACTTGGTGCCACCAGATACACTGCACCAGGTGTCCCGTCCAGACGTGCGGCATTATTGGCGACGATCCCGACAAGCTGATCGCCGCTTGGAACAGGAGGGCGACCGATGCCAAGTGAAATCGAACTAAAGAAGTGCCCGTTCTGCGGTGGCGAGGCAAGTTTGCACAAACAGTTTCACACAGGGTACGAGGTCGGCAATCAACCACGTACAATCTGTGCTCGCTGGGTTTCGTGCGACAACTGTGGCGCAAGCTGTGGAAGCGTGTTCAGCATCGAGGAAGCCGCCGCCGCGTGGAACAGGAGGGCCGAGCCATGACTAAGCCGCTGATCGCCCTTCCCTGCACGGCGCGCGAACTGGAGGACGCGCTGCACCGCGTCTGCGACCACGCCGGGCTGTGGGACAAGAGGATTTGCTTTGGCGCAGAGGGCCGGAAATTCGCACTGTGCCTACAATTCGAAACCGAAACGAAAGGAGCGAAATGACAAGCGCATCCATATTCGGCATCGCGCTCGCGCCGCTCTTCGCCGCCATCGCCGAGGTGGAAAGCGAGAACGGCAAGACGAGCAACAACGTGTACCAGCTGACTATATCCTATGTCGTGGACGTAAACAGCATACGCATCAACAAGGGGCAGTCCTGGTTCTACTTTATCGACCGCGTAGACCGCGCGAAGTCGAAGCGCATGATGCTGACGTATTGGCGGCACTACGGCGAGCGGTATCGCCGCAAGACCGGCAGGATGCCGACCGCCGAAGTCCTCGCTCGCATCCACAACGGCGGCCCTGACGGCTGGCGCAAGGAATCCACCCTAAAGTATTGGCACAAGGTCAAAGCCGTCATGGACGCGGCGGAGAAGAACTGAAAGGAGCATATCATGGCTAACACGATCAAAGAGACAAAGTATCTTGAATGCCTTGGGCTTGCATCGAACGCCCATTGCAGCGCAACGCGAATCTATAACATCATCCGCGAAGTTGGTCGGGGCGAGTTGACGGCCGACAATGCTTTGCATCAACTCGTCGAAGATTATGCCGAGTTGCACAAGCTTGGCGACAAGATCGGCGAACTTGCAGCCTGGATTGATACACTTTCCGGCAATTCCGCCTGGAAGCAAAACACAAATTCCTAACCCAAGCCCGCCGCAAAGACGACTGGCGCAAATGAAGAGCCGAAGGACGACGCCACTAAGGCTTTTGCCGACCTCGGCACGAAGCTCAGCCTCGCCGCAATGCCGCTCGCTGGCCTTGCCGCCGGAGGCAAGACGCCCAACATCAACGTCATCGTGATCGTCAACAAGTAAACCGATCTGGCGGAGCCGACGCGGTGTCGGCTCCGCTGAAAACAGGCAAGAGAATGATGCAAACCAAAAAGATGATTGGGCACTTGGTCTATGCGCCAAGCCTGGGAACTGCGTTAGGGCTCCTGGTTCCGCCGTTCCGCGAACTGCTCGAAACAATAAACAGCACGCCAAAGCAAATTGTCAAGGAAATGAAGGCGTCCAACAACGCGGACGTCGTACGGTACGGATACCGCATGGAGAAGGCGTTGTTCCGTATGAACAAAGAGAGGGCAGAAGCCTTTAAGCGCGACATGGAAGAGCATTTCTTCCGTTTCGCCGAAGAGCAAATCACCGGCAAACCATACGTTCCGCCGCCACCACCTCCTCCGCAGCCCATTGACATTGAAAAACTCCGTGCAGATGTCGCCGCCGGAGAGTACGAGGTCAAGGAAGCTGACGTGTACGGCCACGGATGCAAAGACACCTACGCCTACGTAGTCAGGAAGGACGATTCATACGGTGTTTTGCCCAAGCGCTACCTCGAAGCAATCCTCGCCGACTTCGCAGAGAAAGGTGCCACGCCATGAATAAGCGTCCTGCCGCGCCCGCTCCGTCGGGCGCCACCTCGCCATGTGAGTTTTTTCGCCATTGCGCCGTCACGCTTGCCGAGCCGCATTTTGAGCCCGGCAAGACATATTGGGTCTATCATCCCAACTTCGGCCTGTGCAAGGTTGTCATGCCGCACAAGCCGTTGCCGTTCGACCCCGACTGTCACACGCCGTACAGTCGCCCGACGGCTCGCAAGCACTTCAAGGGAAAGTTCGGCCGCAAGCGTTTCAAGAGACGCCGGCCATGAAATAGAAAGGAACAGCAGTATGAAGAAGCCAAAGCGAAAGTCGTTTTTCCGTTTCGCGCAGATCGAAATGTTCGGCGCGATTGCCCTCTGTTTCGTCGGAACAGACCTCAAGCAGCACGAACGGCAGTTTGCGTCGTTCATGTCGAAGTTCAAGGGAAAGCGCAGGCCGGAATACTACTGCATCGGCGTTCACCCGCTCTACGGACACAAAAGCGGTCGCCTGTCGAAAACGCATTGGATGGCGTTTGTGAAATTACCAAAGGTGGACTAATTTCAGAAACGCAATCGCAAATTAGTCCACATGCGCGTAGCTAATGTCCAATTTCTGTCTAATTTAATTTGCTGGTAATTTGCAAGCCACATTCCAAAGTAAAGAAATCGGCGCATTTCATTTCTGATTTGCGCCGATTCTTATTTGCCGAATTGTCTAATTCACGTCCAAAGCTACTGCGAAATATCAACCGCCTCCGCTGGCATAATCTTGAAATACGCCTCGCCGTCCGCCTTGCTCGCAAGCCCGCAGTAGTTCTCCGCTCGCATCTTCGCGCTCGTTCCCACGATAGCCTGCGTCTTTGCGGGGTCCCCGAAAGCCGCAACATGATAGGTAATGAACGTGTGCCGTCCGCAGTTCTGGAACACGGGTATCTTGTTGGCGCGTGCGAGAGTGTAGATTTCGCATTGCGTGTTCTTCGTGATCATCTTGACGGCTTTCAAGAAGTCAAACGACTTCATCCACGCAAGAGCCGTCGGGTCGATGTGGAATGCCCTTGGCCTCTTTCCGCGCTGATACCCCTTGCCCTTGGCGATGCGTACCATTTCATCGTCAAGGTTGATTCGCACGGCATCGTCACCAAGAGCGGCGGAACGCTGAATCTCGATTGCACGGCTCCCGCAGAAGAAGCTTATGATCGCGTATGCGAGGTGTTCCGGGTGTGCGTCCTTCCCGCGCTCCAAAAGCCGGAACAGCTTTTCGGCGTCACCAGGCTTCATGTATTCCGGCTCTTCCCACGGCTCTTCCCTTGGCTTCATCCACCGTATCGGGTTCTCCGTGAGATACTTCCGTTCATCCTTGCAGCACCAGTTGAGGAAAGTCTTTAGATACAGCAAGTGCGAGTTGTACGTCTTGGGCTTGCGGTCGCCATACTTCCGCTTTAGGTATTCGTCAACCGCTTTCGCCGTCACGGCTGAAAGAGCGGTTTCCTCGCCAACCTCCATCACCCACTTCCCGACAGTCGAAGCGGTCTTGTTCTTGTCCGCTCCTTCGTTCTTGGCCGCGTAGTATTCCGCGTATGCCGCGCCAACGGTGACGCCGGAATCTTCCACCTTCTTCTGCGCGTCTCCGTTCAGATAGCCGCGCACGGCGTCCGCAAGGCTTATCTTCACGCCCGCCTCATGCAAAAGGTCAAGTGCGCTCTTCGCGTCTATCGCCTCTATGGGCGTAAGTCGCACGGCGGCGTCGCCTCCGGACTGGTGTCGCTGATAGAAGTCCTTTATGTCCTTCTTCAACTCATCTTCGCTTGCGCGTGTCATGCGCACGGCGCACTTCGTAAACGGATCGGTGCCGAAATAGGCTTCGTAGCCCACTCTTTCCCGCCCCTGCTTGTCCTTGCGGACTCGCTTCTTTATGCTCCTCTCGACTATTGCCTTTGGCAAATAACTCATGGTCGTCTCTCCACTTGTTAGGTTTTTGCTATGTGATTTCGTTGTGACAATCGGATTTTATCGTAAAACCCTATCACACCGAAAACACAACGAGAGCATTGTACCATAAGGCCCCGCGCCAGTCAATAGCCTATCGTCGCATGAATGGTATTATACCACGAACGGCATTTGCAGGTCAATCGGGCGAAACAAACAATAAAGCGGCGCGTTTTTGCCATTTATGGGAACGATAGGCCATTTGGAGGGTGATAGGAGATTGTTAGAATCAAGCCCCTATCACCCGAATGTGGCCGCGTTTCTTGTGATTTTCTTACGGCTACTTGCGTCTGGCCGCGCGGATTTTCTCGATCAGCTTGGCCTTGCCGGTCTCGATCTCCGAGAGCAGGGTTGCGTCTGGCTCCACGCCATCGCGCTCGTCCTTCCGCGCCCTCGCCTCGTCCTTGCGAATCTGCCCCGTTGACACGCGGGGGTGATTATGAGATAATATGCACCAATTCCCCCGCTCTCTCCGGCGGTTGAATTTCGCTCTTTGACATAGCAAAAACTTATGTTGAGCCGCGCATTTGCGGTTTCTGCATAAGATTTTGTTAGATTGCTTGCAATCGCAAAATTTGTGTGGTATAATTCGCGCCGTTTTCGGACAACAGGAAGTGACACCCCTGCCGAGAATCGAATCGCGGAATCCCACAACCACGATTTGCCCGCCCTTGATGGGTCTATGCCTCCGCGCATAGGTGTCACCCCATCGAGAGCGGGTTTTATCATGCAAATGGAAGTGACACCCCATGAGCAAACAGAACAAGACAGCCGGAAAGACGGCAACGAAAAACAAGAGCAGAATCGAACGCGACATTATGAACGCGCTCGAACAGGCAAGGGAAATTGTGATCCGCAGGGAAGACACTCCTGCGGACACAAAACAGAAAAAAACGAACATGTTGTCAGCTTTGGATAGGCTGCACAAACTCGCACAACTATACCGAGGCAGCACATCATTCACGCACAACGACATAATCTATACGGACGGCGACGACCGCGTGACCATCGAGATCACGGGCAAGGCGTTTGCCAACCTGAAGGAGATCACGGAACTCACGAGCAAGTGGTCGGAAGACGATTATACGCTTTCCGATATACTGCGCGTTTTCTGCTTCACAGATTCGTTCCTTTATCTGCACGAGAAAAGACCAAACGCAAACAAGAGCAATATTGACATTCAGACTCTTCCCGGATTCATCGTAGAACAGTTCGTCGAAGGAGAAGAGCTTCGTTCCCTGTTTGAATCTGCTGGCTTTGACGCGGTATGCTAAAGGAGGAACACACGATGAATGCAACAGACAAGAAGTGTAATCGGTGTTTCTTCGGCACAAGCATTGCCGATGGCCGGTACAAGTGCCATGTAAGCCGTCCGACAGCTAACGTCGGATTTCCGAAGGTCAACGCCGGCGACTATTGCAGCTACTGGACAGACCCGGACACGATGGACAGACCGTTTTTCTATCCTCTGCCGAACGCCCCGCAAGTGCTGGGGGCGGCAGGGAACAACAACAAACAAGGAGACAAACAATGAGCAGAAACTATGTCCGCAAGACGGAAAAGATTGACCCAGAGCGTGGCGATGCTTTGACACTCAACAAAGATGATATCGAGGGGTTGTTTACTCCTACATACCCTGTTAAGCTGCGCCATGCTATCTTGGACGCACTTCTTGGATGGTTCGTCGGCGCAGACGTGCCTACACTTACCGATCCGTCTGCAAACATGGTACTACAGATGCTCATAAACAGGCAAAGAAAAAAGGTCAAAAGCTATCTTGAGATATGCAATAGCCGTTCTATAAAGAAGGGCAAAGATGGGGCAACTTATGTAGGGACAAGTAGGGATAAGACGCCTCATGTTCCTAATATAAACCGAAGTAAAGAAGAATTAGATATGACAAAAGGAATATCTAATTCTTCGGTAGGGGATGGGGCGTCGCGGGCTAATGCCGCGCCGCCCACCCCTCTTTCGGAGAAGGAGGCCAAGAAGTTCCTCGCCATGAACGCGCCGCAGATTTCGACGTTACCAGAAATGCGGGCGAACGGCAAGCCGACGATGCGATGCTCCCAGCTCCTGTCGGCGGACGTGGATGATGCCGTCGAGCTGGTCGGAAACGAACTGTTCGGCGACGACAGGGACGAATCGACCTGCACGACGTTCGACGAGCCGATTGCCGAGATGACGAGACGCATGGAGGCAATCGGAAAGGAAGCCGTGTTCCGCAAGGTTCTCGTCAAGGCGATGGTCGATTCCGACGACGACGAGGTGGATAACCCCGCCGCGTTCGTCATGGCGCGGTGCAAGAAGGGAGAGGCGGCGATTATGGCGCTGAACAAGCGTTAGCGGTTCTTGCGGACAAGCTCAAGAATGGCGGTCTTGGCCGTCTCAATAGCGGCTTCCGCTTCCTTGATGTCCTTGTCGTCATCGGTCGCGCCCTGCTTGCGCCACTTCTGAATGTCGGCCTTGTCGCGGTTGATGTCCCGGATGTGATCTTCAATCTGGTAGCGCACATCGTCCTTCAGGAACGGGTATGACGTACGCATGGATTCAAGGATGGCATTCTTGTCCTTTTCGACCAGAAGATCGTCGTTCTCGATCTTCTTGTATTCCGCGTATCTGTTCACGGCGCGTTCGTAGTATTTCTCGTCGTAGACGTTGCCGCCCGCGCCGAGAAGCGTCAGAACGATTGCCGCCGGAGCCTGGAGGTTGCTCCATTTGTCCTCGATTGCCGACTGCACAACATCCTTTGCGGCAAGGGGTATCGGAAGCATGTCGGCAAGCATGTTGTCGAAGCTGACTGGCTCGCCGGTAAAAGTCTTACGGTTTGCAATGGAGAACATCGCGCTATAATGAGGCGACAACTTCCCGTAGAAGTACCGTCCAAACATGTCCGCAAGGTCCTTCCCGACAAAGCTGGAAGTCGTGACCATTCGCCCGGTAGATGTCTCGTACTCGCCAGTCAAGGCAAGGCCGAGAATCCTGTTGAACGTGCGCTTGCCCATTTCGAGGTCAACGTGCGTCTTGCCAAGCACGGGATGCTTCGTCGCTTCGACGGCATTGAAGAACGCAAGGACCTTATCCGCACCGCTTGCATTCCACACATTCCGCCATTTTGTAAGCCATTCGCTCTTCCAGTCGTCGTCAGACCAGAGCAGCGCAAGGAGGGAACCGAGCGCAAGGATGGCCAATTCTGCGCGAATGCGCATCTTGACGGCTTTCTTCGTGACCTGCGCAGCCTCCTTGCCCGTGGCAAAGCCGCCGTCCCTGCCTCCTTCGCGGCTTATTCCAGGCGTTCCGAGAACATCGAGGAACATCGCCTGCTGAATCTGCGCTGCCGCAAGGGACGGCGACCAGATGGCGTGTCCCAGCGTGTTGTTGAGGCTGTTGACGTTGTTCCGAGTCTTCTCGCTCATCGCGCCGTGTCCGCTGTACATGTTGACGAGATACGCAATCCTTTTCTTCTGGTAGTCAGAGGCGTCCGGGATTGCGTCAAGAAGCATCTTGTACGTCTGCGACGACATAAGGTTCAGGAACGTGACGTAGTGCCGTTCGGAGTTTTCGAGAATGGCTCTATCCACCTTGCGGACACCGCTGTATATTTTGCCGACGCCCGGAATCATGTCGAACAGTTTGTTCAGACGTTGAATCATCTTCGGCGGGATGCGATCAACGCCGCTGAACATTTCGACATCGTGAATGTTGGCAATGTCGGTGCTGCGGAGCTTTAGTCCGTGGTTCTCCACTGCGTCCCTGATGATCGGGTCGGCAAGGATGTCGGCGTTCACTTCGTCGAACTTCCTCTTGCTCCACGCGGCCTTTTCCGCGATTGCCATGTCCTTTGCGGCGAGAACGGGATGCGCAGCCGTCAGCATGAGGGCCTGTCGCAAGACCGCGCTCCTGTCGGCAGACGCCTTGTGCGCGACGAACATGCCCGTCAGATACTGCCAGTAGTCTGCCACCGATTTCGCGGCCGGCCACCATGCCGCCCTGCGGGCGTCCTCGCGGAGCTGCTTCATCTTGCGCCGCGCTTTTTTCTGCTGCTCGTCAAGCTCGTCGTACCGCTTCTGCTGCTCCGGGGAGAGCGGTGGCTTCGGCTTCACGTTCGTGCGGATGTCGCCCGTGGCGATGCGCTCCGCATACTTCATGAGCGCATCTTCCTTGCGCTTGATGCGCCTTGCGTTGTACGCCTCAACTTCCTCGGGCGTCATGCCGTACTCGAACGCCGCGTTCTTCAGCGCAAACAGCTCTTCACGCGCCTGTCGCGTCCTTTCGCGTAGAACGTCGAGCGTGGGAGATTCCACGCCTGGGCGCTTCGGGCGCTTCGAGAAGTCACCCTGCCGTGCGCGCTCAAGGTCTGCCATCGCGTATTCAAGCTGTCTTGCCGCCGCCGTCTCGGCAAGCGCGACCCGTTGCGCGTCCGTAAGCGTCCGCGTAGTGCCGAAAATCTCGTCGTAGGCCTTGCGCAGCTCCTCCTTGCGCTTGCGCAGTTCCCGTAGTTCGATGTCCTCCGGCACGGTGCGGTCGCGCCCCGGTATCTTCTCGCCCGTCGCGATCGCGTTCTCCAGGTCGGCTATCGTGTTCCGAATCCTGGTCTTCGCCGATTCGAGCAGCCCCTTTAGATGCCGCTCCGCGCGTCCTTCGTCCGGAACCTCCTTCTTGCGCTCGTAAACCTCCTTCGTCAGCGCACGGCCCTCTGGTGTCGGGTCAACGTCGCGCTGCATTCCCGTGGCGAGCGGAAGCGTGTTCGTCTCGTCCATGTGGTGCAGCTGCCGCTTGTGCAGTGCCTGGCTCCTCAGCCAGTTCGCCCTGCGCTGCGACTCGTAGCGGCTCTGGCGGAAGCTGTGTCCGTAGCCTGTCCACTCGTCCCAGACAGACACCTCGTCCACATCCTCGAAGCCGCAGGCGTGGAGCGTCTCAACCATCTTCTGGACAACCTCGTCCACCTTGATGTCAGGGTTCTCAAAGCAGTGGTACTCGGCGATTGCGCGTAGGAACTTGCCCCAGCCGGGCTGCTTCTCGTCGGCAAGCCCGACAAACACGCCCCCTGTCTCCCTTGCTGCAACCTCCAGCTGCGCAAGTGCATCGTTGTAGTTGCGCACTACGCGCTTGGCCTCGTCGCCCGGCATCCGCTCCGCCGCGCGCTTGATCTTGTTGCCGTTCTTTATCTTGTTCAGCTCGCTTTCGGCAAATGGCTTCATGATGGAAACAAGAACATCCGCCTGTTTCTCGTCGAGGCCGGAGAACATGTCGGCAAGTTCGCCTATGCGCTTCTCCAGCTCCGGCGTTATCGCGCCCTTGATCTTCGCCATCTCTTCCGCGACTGCGTTGCGGATGCCGGCATAGGAATAGTCTGCGGCGTTCGCCAGCGCACGGCGCAGGTTGAGCGTCCTCGCAGCCTCGCTGCCGCCCTCGTTGTGGGCAATGCCGATCTTGTCGAGAAGCTGCGTCTTTGCCTCAAGCTCCTTCTTGGCGTCCTTCAAGTCCTGCGCGGACTGCTTGCGCTCCTCGTCGAATTCTGAATCCTTCTCGCCTTTCAGCTCTTCGACGACGGCTTGTAGCGCCTTTACCTTCTCCCTTGCCGCGTTTACTTCGCGCTCCACGATCTTGTGGAAGATTCCAAGCGCAAGGTCAACGTGGGGGCTTGTCGCGCGCGGCACTTTTGCAACTGCCTTTGCCAAGTGTTCCATGTATTCGCGGTTTGAAAGAAGGGCGTTTGCCTGCTGAAACTGGAACTCGTGCGACTTCTCCGTGTGTCCAATTGGCTTCATTTCCGCAACCTTGCGGGCGAACGCGATGTCGTCGTTCGTAAGCCCGAATGTCTCTGGCACGGGTTCCTCTGGCATAAGCTCGGGCGTGTCGAAATCGACGAAATTGCCGCCAGCCTCTCGCTCGGCCTGTTCATAGCGGTTCCAATCAAGCGCACCACGCGCAGACAACTCGTTTGCAGCTATGCGACGAAGAATGCGACCTGGCGAATGACGACCTGAATCTATAGCCGCATACTTGTCGAACACCTCTTCCAGCTGCTCGTTTGACAAGCGCACAAGGAAATTGCGCACACTATCTTCCGCCACATGAACTTTCTCGTCGTTGTCCCGGAACATATTTGCCGAAAGTTCTTCTTTCAGCTGCGAGTAGAGCGTTTCAAGCGGTTCCTTGTACTTGTCACCGCTCAAATCCTCCGCAGTCCCAGAAACGGTTGAAAGCCCGCCCTTGTCAGGAATCGCGGGGTACTCATTCAGGAATGCCGCGACATTCTCGGCATCTGGCTTCACGAATGCGCGGAGATAGCCGATCTTCTCTGCGTAGGCGTAGCCCTCACTCGCAAGACGTCTTATCTCGTCCTCTTCGTCCACGCCGTCGATCTCGATGCGACTGTCACCCAACACCTTGACGCGCTTTAGGGTCCAGCCGTTTTGCAACTCGACTTTCTTGCCGTCCTTCATGATGCGGTTCAGGATGATGTCTGGTGTCACCTCTACAGCTCCTACGGCCCTGCCAAAACGCTGTAGCACGTCATTCACACGGTCGGCGTCAATCTGCATACCAAGAAACGGCTGTGTCTCTATGCCGCCCGTCGGTGCGATCTTGAAGAAGCGTGGATTAGTCGCACCGAGCCTATCCCAGATAGGTAGGAGCGTTCCATGCGCGAAGAACTGCGATTGCTCGATGAGTTCCGGCACGGCGTCGTAAGCTTCTGTCCAGCGCTTTTCACCCTCGGCAAACAACGGCGTGTAGTTCTTCTCCACGGCTGTTTCGGTTGTATAACCCGATTCACCATTAGGTTTCAGTTGCCTGTACACGTTAACAATAGAACCGTCGGCCATCGTTTTGGTGGACTTCGTTTCAACCATCATCAACACTTCACCGCTGGCATTGTGGACATACACTGTCGGAGTCGCGCCGGCGGCGGCAGAATAGTCAAGACGCGACTGTGCCGTCTGATAGTCCGTTTTCTTTGACTTCTTGGAGACGCCGACCTCAACGATGTCCGTCATGCCGATCTTGTCCTTGTCCTCCCACAGGCGGGTACGGTTCTTCACTTCCACCGTCACGCCTTTCAACTTCTCCATGCCTGGGTCAAAAGTTCCCGCATCCTTTGCGCGCTCTATCATATCAGCCATTTTCGCGGAGAAAGCGTCAAACAGCTCGTTCTGCGCGTCGATCTTCATGGCGAGGATGCGGTTGAGGAAGTGCGGGATCGCAAGCTCTTCCTTCGGGTCAAAGTTCCCGTCCGCGTCGATGAGCGTGTTGACGTACTCGCGTTCGCCGCTTTCAGGATTGACGCGGGCTTTCATGAAGCCCATCTCGGAGCAGATGCGATTGAACTTCTCCGGGTCGTCGTGGAACATCTCCTCGAACAAGTCAAGGACGGCGTTCTTCGCGTACTGGTTTTCGAGGTTGTCGGATTCGCTGAACACTCCGGAGCCAGACGCGCCACGGTCGCCGGAAGTGAGCGAGCCGAGCTGCGCGAGACGGCGCGCGATGGTTGACATGAACCGCTTGTGCCCCGGAAGGTTTGTGGAGCAAAGCTCGTAGATCGGGTGCGAGGATTCGTTTGAGCGGTGTGTGCGGCCAAGCCCTTGTATTGCATCGGCGGCATTGTAGCCGGCCTCGATGAGGAACTGAACGCGGCGACGCTGGTTCTTGAAGTTGCGGTCGGCATGGAACGAGAAACCGGTATTTCCAGCCCCAGAGAACACCAGTACGGTACGCTTTCCGTCGTTGAAGTCCTCCGCTTCCTGTCTTGAAGTCTTCTTGGTCCTGCGTACCATGCGCATTTCCATTTCGCCATCAGAATTGCGCACCATTTCGCGGCGTGACGTGCGCCCCGTGATCTCCGCAACGTTCTCATGCCCGAACTCGTTGAGAATCATGTCTAGCGGCGCTTCTCCGAGCTTCATCCGCTGCAACCGGCCAATGAGACGCTCCTTTCGCTCAACGGCCGCTGGATCGTGTACGGGATTTCCGTTTGAATCGACAAGCGGAACCCATCTCGTCTTTCCTCCGTCGGTTTGCTCTTCGACATACTGCACAGTTGGAAAGCTCTGCTCTACGAACTGTATGAGTATCTCACGCGGAGAAAGGTCAAGGTTCTCAATGTCGGTTTCTCCATTACCAGCTTTTCTCGCTTTTTCAAGAGAACGCTTCTGTGCCGCCTCGCCGGTAGATACCATCTGGAACACGGGCGAATAACCCGCTTCCCACATCTCGCGCGCCTTCTTCAGCACGGACGGCATCTGCATCGCGGTAAGCGTCTGGTTGAAGAATCGCTGATGCGCTCCCCAAAACGCGCTCTTTACATTGCCGTTCGCCTTGCCGTGTATGCCGTTAGACGATATGAGCGCAGACTCAATCTCGCCCATCACCATCTGCCACGTGTCGGCAAGAAGATTGTAGTTCTTTATCTGGTCTGGAGAAAGTTCGTGTGTCACGCGCTCATTCTCGATTCCCTCGTATGAGAGCGTGCGAGCCATATAAACGCCCATCGCCTTCATATCTCGTGCAACGATCTCCATTACGGAGATTCCGCCGTTCGACACTTGGTTGATGAACGCCTCTCTGTCCTTGAACGCCGTCCCTTTTCCCCACAGGCCAAGCCTTGTTGCGTAGGCGAGGTTTCGTACTTCCGTCGCGCCAGTCGCAGACACATAGACAATGCGAGCGTTCGGCAGAATCCTCTGCAAGTCAACAACTGCGAGCGCCATGTCTGACGGCTTCGTCATTCCGCGCTTGCCCCTCTCCGACACTGCATTGCCGGCCTTGTGCGACTCGTCAAATACGATTACTCCGTCAAAGTCCCTTCCGAGCCACTTTGCGAGGAGCTGCATGCGCGATCCGCCTTTTGCTTTCTGTGATGCGCGTATCGTTCCGTTGTCGTCAATTCCCTCGTGGTTTTCTGCGAGCGACGAATAAGTTGTGAACGCAACACCGTGAGATCTTGATGTAAAGCCTTTGAGATTCTTGCTCTCGAGAGTGAATAACTCGTCGCCAAGGCCAAAAGCGGTAAGGTCGCGCTTTGCGTCTCGTGAAAGTTCCCCGGTTTTTGAAATCCACAAAGCCTTGCGCCGTCCGTTATTGAAGTTGTCAAGGATGATGCCGGAGATTTCGCGTCCCTTGCCGACGCCCGTGCCGTCACCTATGAAGTAGCCCTTGCGTTCGCCGTTGCCAAGCTTCTGCTGGTGTGCTTGTCCAGCATACACGACCTGCTCGATCTGAGCCTCGGAAAGAACGCCGTCCTCGATAATCTTCTTCGGTATCTTCGGGGAATACGTCGGGTTCGGCGGCTGGACTGACGCCATTGCGGAAGACTCCACAAGCGCCGTTGGGTGCGGCTTCATGCCTGGAACGCTGACTTTGCTCGGCTTGTACTCGGAGAACATGCCGTCCCCAACTTCACGCGTCTGCTCGACGCTCTGGACTGTCAGTCCGTCGGTATCTAGCAGAGCATTGAGTGAAGACTGTTCACCGTCTCCTCTATCTCCTCGTCCGTCAGGCTCCCCACGTTCTCCTTGCCTTCCATCATCTCCTCGTATTCCCAAAGATACTCGTCGTCCGTCAGGTTGAGAGTTTCTATCCCCGTTCCCTCCAGGTCGTAGCATTGGTCGTTCGGCACGTGCCTGTCCTGGTCGTACAGTCTGCTGTTCCACTCGCTCGTCAGCGCGAGTATCCAGTTTTCGATTTTCGATCTTAGGTCTGTCATTCCTTACTCCTTCCAGCATCGCCGGAAGTTCGTCCAGCGACGATATTATATCATAAATCGGCGCAATTGAGCCGTTCGGCGCAACCTTGTCGATCACGATTATGTTGTTGTCAAAAGTCGTTCCGTACTTTGCATACTCCTGACCGTTCACGCCGATGTTTGCGCGGACTGTGTACTCCTTGCCAATCCTGTCCCACCATGCCTTGAATGCGGGCTTATCGTGCGCCATGCCGTTTCCAACGATTGCAACAAGTCGTCCGCCGGGGGCGAGAAGCTTTAGTGCCTGCTCCACGTGGTCTGCGCCAATGTGCGTGTTTTTCTTGTTCGTGCGCTGCGAATTGCTGAACGGCGGGTTCATCACAACGACCGTCGGGCGCTTCACCTCGCCGCTCTTGATCATCGGTTCAAGGTAGGCGTATAGGTTTTCGGCGTTAAACTCATACGGCTTGCCGATGCCAAGCTGTTCAAGTATCTCGGCGCGACGCGATGAAAGCTCGTTCGTAATGACCTTCGCGCCGGCATTCGCGCCAAACACCGCAATGCCACCAATTCCAGCGGACGGCTCAAGCATAACATCGTTTTTGCCAATGTTCGCCACCCATGCGGCGGCAAACGCCTCGTGCGGCACGGTCGAGAACTGCTGCATTTTATCCTGTTCCACCGAGCGCGTAGTCTGCGTGGGAATGCTGGACAGCAGGTCTCGCAGATTGCGTATCTTGTCCTTTGCGGCACCTTGATCGCCGTCCGGCGTGTAGTACACGCCGTCCACGTCGGTGAAGTTTGCCGTTTTGATGTAGCGATTTACAGCCAGTTCAAGAATGTCCGTCACCTGCTTTGCGTCGAAGTCGCCGTTTGCAACCTTGCCGCCAAGCTGGCGCTCCACAATGTCGGTCACTTCCTTGCGAGTGAACTTCTCGCCGCTCTCGATGAGCGCGACAATCTCATCGGCCGCGTCGGAAATGCGAGTGGACATGAGCTTATTAGCTGGCGGTGCTTTCGGTGTCTCTGCTGGCGCATTTCCTACTGGTTTCTCAATAGCGGAAAAAATCCGCTCCGCGTCGTCGCGCGAAACGTCCGAAAGTTTCATCTGGTCCGCCACGGCGTTCCACACGCCGCGCAGGTACGGCTTCATGGTCGCGAACTTCTCCGGGAAGCGCTCGGCCATGCGCGTGGCGAGGGTCTTGAAGTCCGCAACGCCGTTGTCCTGATACGTCTTTACGAGCTTCGCGACCGCGCCGACGCGCTTTTGGAATATGTCGGGGTCGAACTCGGGGGTGTCGAATGACACGCCGTTCCGCTCCGCCCATTCGCGCTGGTTCTTCTTCTTCGACGGGTCGAGCTTCCACCTCTTCGCCCACGAAAGGTACTTTGCCTCGTTCTCGCCCGCGTCCTTGACGTCCAGCTCGGGCGTGTCGAACAGCGCGGCGAGATCGTCCTCCTGCTGCTGCGCAAGCTTCTCCGCCGCCTCGTCCTTCATCTTGATGGACGGCGTTTTGGACGCGGCCTTGGACATTTCGGTTTTGCCCGTTTTCGTTTCCGAAACGGCGTTTTCCGTTCCCAAAGCCGGTTTTTGCGTTTCCGAAACGGGCTTTTTCGTTTCAGAATCGGCCTTTTTCGTTTCACCGCTTGGCCTTTTCGTTTCACCTGCGGCGGGTTTTGTTTCACCCGCAGGGAGTTTCGTTTCATCGGCGGGAGTGGTTGTTGCATTTTTGGAAACAACCACTTTCGGCTTGCCGCTCTTCGCCGCCTCGCGCTTTGCTTTAAGCTCCGCAAGCTTCTTCGCCCTTGCGTCCGCAGCCGCGTTGATCTCCGCGTTCATAGCCGCCTTGTCGGCCTCGTCCAGCCGGACGGTGTTCTCCCAGTAGTTGGCGCGCTCCACCGCCTTGTCGTATGCCGCCTCCAGCTGCTTCTTGTCGGTCTTGTCCGTGACGCCAAGCTCCTTGGCGTACTCGTCGTTGAGTTCAAGCTTGCCCTCGCCGTTGAGCGCAGTCCGCAGGTTCCTCGCGACTTCGCCGTAGCCGTTGGCCTTCTTGGTGCGGTACTGCGACTGGCGCTGCGCGAGGATGTCCGCCGCCTGGTCCTCCGGCGACGAGAACAAGTCCATCTGCTCCCCGGCAAGAAGGTTCTCGTTCAACGGCGTTCTCGACAGTTCGTCCGCGCGGATTCTGGCGTACATGTCGAACGCCTTGCCGCGCATCCCGCCAAGTGCGGTTTTAAGGAGTTGCCGCTGAATGCTGGGGTTGCGCTTGTCCGCGTCACGCGGCGCCGCTTCGGCTATGACGGTTGCCTGCTGCGGGCTTATTTGGCCCTCGCTTGGGTTGCCGTCCATTGCCGTTGCGCTTCGGACAGCTTCGGTAGCATCTTTATAAAGGCTCCATGCAACGAGCCCTTTCCCTGAGAGGATTCCGGCTTTTTCTGCCTGCTCTCTGGTTGGGTTGATTCTGTCGAGGAATCCGAGGTAGTCATTTATCGTTCCTTTCTCGTCGTGGATGTTCGCCACGGCGTCGTAGATCAAAGCGTCGTCCTTCGTGAAGCCGTCGGCCTCGCGGTAGAGATAGTACAACATGCTCTTGCCCTTGCGTTCGGCAAGTTCGGAGCGGTGCCGTCCCGTAATCACGACAAGCTTTCCGTCCTTCGTGAGCCACACCGCGCCGATTCCGCCCATCGTCGGGTGCCATTCTCCGGAAAGCGGCTTCGTGATGCCGCTCACGCGGTTGGCGTCCTTCTTCATGTTGGGGAGGATCGCGTCGGAGCGGTCAACCTTCGCCGGATTGAGCCGCACGACGGGCGCGTCCTTGGAGAGAATCGAGAGGTAGTCCCTCTGCTCCGGCATTTCGTCCGTGGAGTCGATGGCCGACACGTCCGCAGCGTCCTTCAAGGTGGCTTTTTCTGCGGCGTTGAACGGCGTCTTGGCCGTCGCAATGGCCTCCTCGGCGCTCGTAAGGCGGCGCGGAGCCTCGCCAGACGCGCGAGAAGCGGCGGGCGCGGCAGTGGCATTTCCAGGCTTCTCACGCAAATGCCATACAACATCATTGTCTCCCACAATCTCGGCTTCGTAGTAGAAATTGTCAAGAGCGTGCTCGTCGCCCGCACGAAAAGCCTCAACGGCGGCGTTGTAACGATTTTTCAATTCCTCGTTGTTTCCATCGTCGAAAGTGACGACATTCACATTTTCACGGGGATCACCTTCGTCGAGTTTGTCGCCATAGTAGTCTGAAGCTGGAAGAGTTGCGCCGGACTCAATACCGTCATGCCACGTCTTGCCGTAATCAACGGTGAATTTTCTCGTTCGTGTCCTTTTGATTTTGTTTCGACCATTGGCTGTTTTACCAACAACCTCCATCTCCGCACCGTTAGCTGCAACAAGTTTATCGCCTACTTGACCATTTTGCTTCAAGTCCTCCTTGTCGGCAAAAGCCCGTCCAGATGGATTTGTCTTGGCGAGACTTTCGTTTGCCGCCTTGGCATCATCGTCGCGCTTCCTTCTTCCGGCTTCAATCTGCTCGGAGATCTCGTCGGCCTTCGATTTTGCCTTTGGCGCTGGATTGACGTGCGTCGCTGCGCCGTTCGCCGACTTCGGCGTTCTTGCAACGGCCTTCAACTCCGGCGAGAGAATGCCGGGTTTTGCCGCCTCGATTTCACCTAGCCGCGAATCAATCGCGTCGATCTCCTTCGAGAGCTTTGAAGCCGTCTCAGAGTCTTGCGGATTGCCGTCCTCGTCGAGATTAGCGTCGTACTGCGATTGCAGCTCTTGACGCTTCTTCGCCAGTTCGGCGACTTCCTTTACCACTCCCGCATCTGGCGTTTCTGCTCGCGGCGCGACTGGTGCTTCAGCTTCGCCCACTTCTCCGGCTTCCGATTGCCCAGATGCCCCTTGTTCGGGTTGCGCTGGTGCTTCATCGGGCACATTTCCTGTCTCATTGCTTTCTCCTTGTGTTGGTGTTTCGGTTGGCATTTCCGGCTCTTCGGCAGATTCGGCCGTAGAGTCAAATTGGTTGTCTTCAAAGAAGTGTACATTTTCGCCGCTTCCGCTCGCCTCGTCTTTCTCGATTTGCGAGGCGATCACCTCGAAGTCGGCGTCGTTGAGCTGTCCGACCTTGCCGAGCATCTTGTGCGAAAGCCTCTGCATGAGCGATGGATTGTGTCCACGCCTTGATAGCCAGTTGGAAAACGCCTCGTCAAGTATCTTCGCTTCGGAATACTTGTTGCCCAGCCTCTCGTTTATCGCCTTAAGCCGCGCGATTTCACGCCCAACTTCCGAATCTGGTGATGCGCGGCGCAGCATTTCAAGGCGCTCTTCCTGGTTCGCGCGGCCCGCGACATGCCCGGCCTCGTGAGAAAGGACGGTGTTCATGTCCTCTGGGCTGCGGATGTTGTCGAGGATGACGATCTTCGTCCCGTCGGGTGTCGTTAATCCGCGAGACGTGTTCCCTACGACGAGACGCGGCGGATAGAGGACTTCACCGTTCTCGTCGGTCTGGAACACCTGGCCGATGTTCTTCGCATTGATGCCGAATATGCCGCCCTGTTCACGTATCGCATTGGAAAGTGCAAAATGCACGTCCCGAACGCTCTCCAGAAATACGGCTGGCTTTTTGTACTTCGCGTTCTCGCCCTGCGTAAGCGTACGGGCGTATTGCGCCTTTACCTTGTTGTCAAGCCGCAGTTTCTGGTTTGTGCAGGAATAGAAGTTCGCCTGCCTAACGGCCTCTTCGAAGTTGTCAAAGTATGCGGAGCGGTCAGGATGCGCCTCGTCATGAACGCAGTACGTGCCGTCGCCGTTGTCCTCTATCGACACCTGCGCGACGGGGTCGAACATCTGCTTGCGCGTCTCGCTGTTCTTGCCGTCACCACGAACGATGAACTGACTGCTGAACTTCGGGCGCGGCTTTCCGTCCGCCCCCGTTTCGGTCTGCACCTCGAAGAGATGCGGCTTCACGGGCTGTCCGTTCTCGTCGCGGTAGTCCATGATGGTCTGCATCGTCCTGAAGGTCGTCTGCCTCACAAGTTCGTCAGCCATCGACCCGAGCTGCTTGTCGAAAAGCGTAAGCGCGCGCTTCAGCTTTTCGGGATTGCCGGCGAAATGGTCGTGGAAGCGCCTGAACGCCTCGCGCTGGGCGTAGGAGAGGTTTGCCACCTGCTCCTTCGTCATGCCCGTGCCCTCGAGGATGTTGGCGAGCTCGCGGTTGTTCTTGATGTGCTTCAGCCCCGCACCCGGTGCGGCAATCGCGGCCTGTCCGCCCATCTGGAGGAGCATGGCGAGCGAGGTGTTCCAGAAGCCCTTGGGCGTGTACATTCCCTCGCCCTTGAGCCAGCTGCCCTCGTAGCGCTCAACACCTGTTTCGGGATCGACCTTCTTCTCGTAGCCGAATGCGTTTGCAAGCTCTTCGTAGAATCCCTTGTACTCGGAGTCCTTTTTGCCCCAGCCGAGGACATCGCTGAAGAAGTACTGCGGCATTTCCTCGAAGAGGTTTTCTTCAAAGATCGGGTCGCCGAAGTGCGTCATGTCCCTTATCTTGCCATATGCCTTGCCGATGCTGACAAGCGTCTTGCCGACGGCATGCTTCCCGATTGTCTTGCCGATGGCGCGTAGGACTGGCGCGGCGAGGTCTCCGCCGACGACTTCGAGTATCGCCTCCGTCTCGTTGTTCTTGATGGCCTTCCAAAGCGCGGTGCCGGGGTCGTCACCTTTCGACTCGATCATCAAGTCGCCGTTGCGCATCGTGTAGCCGTTCTCACGGAACTTCTCGTAGTCGGACGCGGCATGGTCGATTGCGACGGGAGCCGTCTGTATCGCCGCACGGACAACCTTGCTTCCCGCCTTGACGAGGATGTTCGCGGCCTTGCCCGCCTTGAGAAACCCGCCAAGCGGCACGGGCGTCGCGGCAAACTCCAGGCCGTACGCAATGGACTGACGACCTTCGCCGAAAACCGTGTCCTTCCAGTCCTTGTCGATGTAGGACAGCTCCTTCTTCGCCCAGTCCTGGCGCGAGACGGTCTCCTTCATCTTCTCCTCGACAAGCCCCTGCAAGCGCTTGTGGTAGGCGTCCTCGTCTTCGTCCTTGCCGCGCTTCAAATCGCCCTTGACGCCGAGCATACGCGCCTCCTCCGCCCACTGTTCATCGGGAGAAATGCCTTTCATCTGCTTGCTGAAAGGGCTGACGTATTTTGTCGGGCCAATGCTGGTCGGTGTCAATTCGCGGGCAATCTTCGAGTACGGCGCAAGGTCTGGCTCTCCCTTGACGTACTTCTCCATACGGGCGATCTTGTTGCGTTCCTTGTCAACCGCTTTGCGACCGCCATACGGCATAACGTCGGCATACGCCGACATGAACTTTCCGCCGTCATCTTCAAAGAGATCGCTTCCCGTCTCCGCGATGTGCTGGAGCTGCCGATACCTCGCGGGCGAGACGTTCATCTTCACCTTGCCGCTCTCGCGCCCCGCGTCCCACTCGGCGGCGGAAAGCGTCGTGTAGGTCTTGTTCATGTCGGGCACATCGTCCACGTCCTCAAGGACGCTTGCGCCATCAACTGGAGCGTTCATCTTCTTTAGCGACACCTTGCCATCTCGGCCCGTGACGGCCACAAAGTCGCCCTCCTTCACGCCGGAGAGCTTTGTCGCGGCGCTTTCGGCGTTGGGGTCGGGCTGCGCATCCGACGGAGCGGATGCGGCAGGACTAGAGACTGGAGACGTGGAGGACAGGCCGGCATAGGCTGCTCGGAGCTCGTCGTCGCTCATTGACTCATAGTCGGGTTCTGACTCTTCCGGCGGCTTCGACTGCATCGCGGCGTAGGCGGCGCGGAGTTCGTCGTCACTCATTGATTCATAGCGGTCTGCCATTTCAAGCTCCTTTACTCGTTCACCGACTGGGTCCGTTTCCGCAGCTCCTCGATCATCTTCTTGCGCTCTTCCGGCGTGAGAGGCTGCTTGCTAGTTGTATTATCCCCCGGCTTTGAGGTCGCTTTATCGTCGGTCTGGGAGGTCAGCTTTTCGGTTATCTTCGCCTGCGCGGCCTTGCGAGTTTCGCCGTTGCCGTACTGCACCCCCATCTGGGCGTACTTGCTCTCGATCTCATCCTGGCGCAATTTCAGCTCTGCGGCCTTCGCTTCCTTGAGTATGGCGTTCTTTTCATCTGCGCTTTTGGCGGTGGCGAGACGCTTTTGAACCTGCTCTTCCAACTTCTGCTGCTCTAGCGCAAACTTCTGGTCGAACTGGCTCTGCCTCATCGCGGCGCGGTTGTTCTTGCCGGTCTCTTGAAGCTGCGCGATGCGCTCCTTTTCGCTCGCACCGCCATTGAGCGTCAGCCCGTACTTCGCAGGGTCGCTGATGCCGAATATGCCCGCCGCGTAGTTCACCGCCGCGTCGTGGTCCTTGAATCTGTCTTCGTACGCCTTTGCGACGGTGCGCAGCGCCTCGCGCATCGTCAAAGTCTTCGGGTATGCGCCGCTCCCCTTGCCGATGTTTCCGTCCTTTATGTAGAGTGCCGAGAAAGTCGGCTCGATTTCGTTTCCGTCTTTGTCCTTGAGCGGATTTCCGTACTTGTCGACTTGCTGGCTGACGACGATCTTTTGCAATGAGTCTGCGACGCCAAGCCCGGCCATCTCCTTGTTGTACTGGTCAACCTGTGTCGGCGCGACGATGCCGCGAACGTACCACTTGTTGTCCTTCTTGGAAAGATACGCTCCGCTTTTCTCGATGCTCCCGCCGTTCTTGATGTGCTCCTGCACGTCCGCGAGGTTGTTCTGTAGGTTCGCCTGCGCCTGCTGGAGGTTGTCCGCGACCTTGAGCTGCTGCTTGACGAACCTCTGGCGACGGGTGGAAAGTGCGGCGTTGTTCGCGGCGACTTTGCCCTCGGCGATGCGCATCGACTTCTCCATCTCGGCCTGCTTCTGCTTCGCTATGGCCTCTTCCCACGAGCCGGCATTGCCGCGATTCGGCGAAAATCCAGCGTTCATCGCCTCCATCATCTGCATGGACTTGGGAACTGTCGGCATCCCCTTGTTGTCTTTCATCTCGGTTTCGTTGCCGTTGGCGTCGATGGTCGCCCAGCGCTCCTTGCCCGTCGTCTGATCCACGTAGCGCACCTTCGAGCCATAGACCGTGCGCGTCTCGTTGCCGACCTTCGTGTAGGGCGAGGGCTTGTCCGAAACGGGGGACGCAATCTCGCCGCTCGGCTTGGGCACTGTCGGCGCGGTGTCGTGCCCAGCCCATTCCTCCGCCTCGGCCTTCCTGTCGGCGGCCGTCATTGGCGGCGGCGTGGGCAGGTCTTCGGAGTTGGGAAGATGTCCGCGCTCGTCAACTCCACTGACAGTCGCAATGGCGGAATCAATATCCTCGTTCGTTATCGGATTTTCTGCCACGCTTCTGTTAAACTGTGACTCTTCTTCTTTCGTCCATCCAAAGCGGTTTGTCATGTCGCACCTCCTTTGTTTATGCGTACGCCTCGTTCATCATGTCGATGAGGTCGTTGGTTTCTGTCATGTAGTTCTGAACGGCGGCGGGGTCGTTCACGTCGATGCCGTCGGCAATCAGTATCGTGCTGCCGCCGTAGTCGTACGCCGGAGCGGACTTGCCGCCTCCAAGAGCCACCGTCTTTATCTGCGGCGCAGGCGTGGGCGTAGGCGAAGGAGCCGTCGGTGCCGGAACTGGCGTTGTCGTAGGTGCTGTCGCAGGCATAGAAGCGATCGTCGGCGTTGCCACTGGACTTTGCGCAGAGGTCGGCGCGGGGCTTAGCATCCCCGACGCTCTGCGGGCGACTGCCGCACGCGCCGTGTCAAGTGCCTTTTGGTACGCCTTTTCAAACGGTGTTCCGACAACGAAGTCTGGGACGGCAATGCCGCCAGCTCCGCCGCGTCCCGCTCCGCCGAGGACATCGGGCTGCGGAGGCGGGCTGGGCGAAACGTCGTTGAGCGACGGCTGCTTCGGCGCAAGCGCAGCCGCCCCCGTGTTCTGAGGCTGCGCAAGCGCCGCCTCAACCGTTGCACGGATTTCATTTCCGCCGCCCATGCTCGGCATTCCGTTTTCAGTTCTTTCAAGCGTCATATCCTTTCTCCTTTCATTTCTCCTTCAAATTCAAATTGCCGTGTGCGTTATCTCCCACACGGGATAGACGGCGACTACGTAGCTCCAGATTGTCTGTGTGCAAGAGTCCAGCGCCCCCTGCGGCGGACTCGGCATGCCGGTCCACCGCGACTTGTTGGCCTGCTGCAGGAGCGTTACACACTTCGGCGAAATGTCTCCCGATGGAATCTGCAAATAGCCGCCAGCGGTAATTGTCTGCGAAGACGCCAAAGTGCACTTGACCAGCCGATACACGGTCGCTTCCGACGTCTGCCGCTCCACGCGCGACCTGTCAAAGCTGCTCTGCGACCCGCTGGGGTCGTACGACATCTCTTCATGCACGTCGCATTCTAGCAGCACCCACACTTCCTTTGCCTTGCCTACGAGATATCCTGGCGTCGGCATCTGCCAGACAAAGCCGCCTGTCGCGTACCACTCCGCGTCGTAGAATTTCGTGTAGCCGGTTATCTTGTAGGTGCCGTCGCCGTTGCTCTCCATGTTGGCGTCATAGTGGACAGTGGACGCATGTATCCACCCTTGGGCTTGCGACGAATAGTCGATGGAATGAGTTCCGTCGTTCGACTGGTACCCGGTCGGCAGCAGAACTTCTTCGCCGCGACAGTTCACGAAACGCTTCATCGCGGCAACCGTGTCGAAGAGGTTCAGGACATTCAACCGTCGCAGCGTTATGTCGGTGACGAACGTATATACCGTCGTCTGCATTGGAACCTGCCATCTCGCCGCGCCGAGAAGCGTGTCAATGTAGCGATATCCGGAAACGTCTGCTATCGGCTGCTCCGACACGTACAGTTCCGGATCTATCCAGTACAAACCATTGGCGCCCTGCGCGGCATTCGACAGCATCGTGGCTATCTCCTGGACCTGGACTACAGACAGCTTTCTCGTGAATGTCGAAGAGTTGGAGATCGGCGATCCGTACAGCGACAGCCTCTCCCACGCGGCCTCCTTGAGAAACGCGATGTCCTTGCCGTACAACGGGTCTTTCAGCTTCCCGGTCTTGGAATCGACCGGCGGCGTGCGGTCTGACATGAGGTCCACGCCCTGCAGCTGTATGCGGTCGAGGTCGCCGTGCGGATGTCCGGCGTCGATGTCCGCGCCGGTTATGTAGGTAAAGTCTGTGGCCTGGTCGAACATGGTTGTGTCACCTTCTACGAGTAATAGACATCGACCTTTGTCTTGCCCGCGTCGTCACCCGACGTGACCGGCGTGAAGACAATGGACGTGTCGTCGCCGTGTATGTACTCCTCCGCGCCGCACAGAATCACCGTGTCGTTGACGTGCTGCACGTCCACTTCCGCCTTGTCGTCTGTGAACTCCGCAATGGGGAAATTGTACTCGGCGCCCTCCTTGGTCGATTTCTTGTCAAGCGAAAACGTCCACTCGTCGTCATCCTCTGAGACGTGGCAGTAGATGGTTCCGGCGGGTTCGACCTCCGCCCAGCCGTCAGACGTGGTGCCGTCCTCGTAGGTCGCGACATCCTTGCCGACCCGCACGCATCCGTGCGGAAGGAATATCTCCCACTTCTCGTCCGTAGGATCGTACTGAATGTCGAACGGACGAAGGGCCGACATGTCGAAGACCTTGTCTTGCTTGCTTACGGGCGGCGGCGTGTAGTCTGCACTATCCTGGACATCCTGTCTAAGTTCATCTATCGTTGCGCTCATGTCGCTTACAGTGTCTTCAAGCTCCTTCATCTTCAACGCCTGCTCCGTGCCAGGCTCGCGCATCGCAACGTTGTCGCGCACGAGTCCCGCAAGTTCCGAGACCTCCCGCTCCAGCGCATCAAGCCGCTGCGTTATGTTTGACAGTTCTTCGTTCATAAGTTACATGATGTACCTTTTTTTTATCTTTATATCCCAATCGTTGATTATCCAATACTCCCACATATGATTTGCTATCACCCTTGACGGACGCTCGGCGTCTCCCGGATGCTCCCTGATGTCCATCTCGGCCGCCAAGCGCCAATTCTGGTTGAGGGTGTCGTATCGCAAGACGTTCTTTATCCTTCTTGTGCGATAGTATTCTAATTTTGAGCTTTTCCCTTTTCTGACGATTTTGACGACATCTTCCTCCGTCTTGTCGTATGTCTTCGTTATAGACTGTTTGTTATTGTTATTCCCGGAAATCGAAGTCGTCCACGCGCCATCTAACAGCCCAAACTTGTTCTCCCGGAACGACACGGAAACCTTGGCGTCTTTCTCGTATTGTGGAAGAAGCGGCTCTCGCTGGTTGTGGTATTCGCACCGTTCGTATCTTCCGAAATCGTCGCTCCATGCCTTACGTTTCATGCTCGACTTCGGCACGACCGTCCGGGTGACCTTGTCCACGGAACTATCGTCGTGCTTGGAGCTTTTCACGTGCTTTATGGAACCGCCTACAGAAAACGACACGTCGCCGACGGGGGATGCAAACGAGGAAAGCACCTCTTCCTTGACCGTGGTCTTGGAAAACTTGTCTTCAGTGGCCGACTCCGAAACGGGATTGCTCTTGGTATCGACCTTGACCTCTTCCCGGACGATGTCCCACACCCCGCCGTCAGTCTTCCGATTCGTCACCTGCTTGCCAAGTTCTGGCTCTGTCGTGTCCTTGCCTTGCTGATTGCGCTTTACCGTGCGCTTCACCACGCCGCGCAGGGTCCTTCTCTTCGTCTCTTCCGCGTCTGCGACGGGCTTCTCCACGACCTCCGCGTCAACTATGTCGGCGGTCACGCCGTCCTCGTTGCGACGCGCCTCCCTGCGCCTGACCTTGCCGTCCGCAGCAGAACCGACATCGATGGGCGGCAGTCCGTTCGCCGCGACGATGGAGGTCATCTGGCGGCGTTCCTCGTACACGGTCTTCTGGCAGGACCTCGCCGTCGCACCAACCGGCGCAGCCTTCACAGTCGTGCGTGTGTTGTCGTTTCTGCCGCCGTCGGTCTTGCGAGTCGCCCTGCGTTCACCGATGGCCATGTCAGACTCCGACAGCGCCGTGGGCTGACTGCGGTCGGTGACCGTCTTCTCGATCCCCCTAAGGCTTCTGCGAATCTCCACGGCGGCGGACGCAACGGCGTTCTCCGTGGTGTCGGTGGAAACGATGTCGGCGGTTCCGTCGTCGTGCAGCCGGACTTCCTTGCCGTGTGTAACTCCGTCCGCGGCATCTTTCGTCTCCCGCTCCGGCAGAACCCCGTTGGCGGCGACGTTCTCCCGCGTGCTGGATGAGCTGGCGAACACGGTCTTGCGTTCGCTCTTCTCAATCATTCCGGCGGGCTCCACGGTCATCGTGACCTGGGTGTTGTCGTTGTTGCCGCCGTCCGTCTTTCTGGTGGACCGCCGCTCGCCGATCTTCATGCCGTCGCCGGAGAGCGGCTGCCGCTGGTTGCGGTGGGTCACGCTCTTCTGCGTGCCGTGGAGCGTCTTGACGAACTCGACGGAGGCGTTCGAGACCGGCTTCTCCACAGTCTGCGACAGCGTCTGGTTGTGGAGATCCGTCGGGGTCTTCTCGTCCTTCGCGCTGCTGCCAGGCGAAAGCGACATGTTCGCCGCGCTTGGCTGGTTACGGTGCTCCGTAGTCGTGCGCGTCTCGAAAAGCGTCTCGGTCTTCGCCACCGACGCGCTCGACACGGCCTTGTCCTCGGTAGTCACGTTGTGGACGTCGTGCGTGCAGTCGGAGTTCTTCGTCACCTTGCGCGTCACGGTCCTGCCGTTGGCCACGCTCGCGGGCTTGCCGCCGGCGGACTCCGCCCCCTTCACGCCGAGGTGCACTTCCTCCTTCGTGTCCTGGTAGGTCGTCCGCGAAGTCAGGTACTCCGCGATGTCCTGCTGGACGCGCTCGCGCTTCTCGATGGCGTAGCTGAAAAGCCCCGTCTCGGGATCGCGCTGCAAGTTCGTTATGTGGTACGAGACGCCCGAGGTGGAAGCCGGGACCGTCTGCACGGTCGGACACTTCCAGTAGTACGTCCATTCGACCTTGTACGCGCAGCCGTTCTCGACGATGTACGGCCCGTCCGCGCCGTTTACGTCGGTAGACAGCGCATGGTAGAGGCGGACGGAGCGGACGCTGCCGACCGACTTGTTGGAAGGCTCGTACCACGCCTTGATCGGCGTCCAGTCGCCCGACACGCCCTGCCCGTAGAGCTGGAGCGTCCGCTTGCAGTCGTCGGAAACGAGGTATTCGAGGAGAAGCGGCACGATGTCCTCGTCCATCTTCGCTTCTTCGACGTAGCGGACGAGCGTCTTCTCGTGGAACTGGTACTTCCACTGCGAGCGGTTGAGGGTCTGCCACTTCCTGTTGGGAGCCGCGACCCATTCCGCGCAGAGATTCTTCTGATCATCGCTCAACACCATCTGCTTTGCTCCTCGTTTTCGCTGAATGGAGAATTGAGAATGTAGAATGTAGAATTGCGGCAGCTCTCCCTCATTTTACATTCTCCATTTTCCATTTTACATTTACACACTTACCACTCGTCGCCGCCGGACGGTATGCGGGCGTTCTCGAAGTCCGTGCTGGTGCCGACAAGCCAGTCGTCGCCGAGAAGTTCTCCGAAGAACTCGCCAGTCAGATCGGGCTTCGTGGACGGTGCCGTCCATGTGCCTGCGCTCGCGTCGTAGGAGTACACGTAGTCCACGGGATTGTCCGTGACGTTTGCGCGCTTGCGCAGGGTGAGCGTGTAGTCGCCCTCCGTGCCTTCGGTGGTCGATATTGCGCTGCGAAAGAAGTATCCGCCCATTGCCGGGCGCTTCATCGCGTTGTAGTTTGAGCTTGACACGATTGTGTCCAATGCATCTCTTAGTGTCATTTCTGCTTTCCTTTCGTTTGTTTTTCTGGCTCTATGCCATGAAAATCTCGTCGGCCTGCTTCTTGAGCGTGGCCGCCATCTGGAGGTTCACGGCGTCGGTTATCCCGACTTCGTGAGCGCGCCCCGCCGCGTAATAAACAATGCCGATGCGCCAGCGCGGCTCGTTGATCCGAACCTCAAACGCGAGCGCGGCGGCTATCGCCTCGGCGTTCGTCGTCCTCGCCTCCTGGCTTGCCGTGTTCGACAGCGGGTCGGGCGCGGTCGGGAAGTTCTGGTCGTCAATGCTGCCGTTCTCACCGTAACGCGAAGACGGCGCAAGGGCATATAGCCGCCGCATACCCTCTACAGCATAGCGCGAAAGTTCTGCGTCGGTGTAGTGGCTCTGCGCCGCCACATCAAGCATCCTTCTCGCGTCATCAACTATGCTCTGCAAAGTCGTCGTCATTCTCCGTTCCTTTCGTAAGTCCCCGCCGCCGCGAAACTGCCAAAAACGGCGACGGGGCGTACATTGTCACTTGTCGGTGCAGTCGGTGCAGATCGAGCATTGCCCGTCCTTGCACTCAACCGTCGCGGTCGTGCCGTCCTTCTTTTCGACCTCGACCGTGCCGGTTTCCTTTGACGACATCAGTTCCAGCACCTTGTTCGCGCCGGCGGTCGTAAGCGACTCCAGCACGCCCTTAGAGACGTTGGAAGCAGCGGCCATCGCGTCGTTGTACCGCGCGTCGATCTGGACGGGGGTGGAAACCGTGGGCGTGTTCGACGGCGATGCGGTCATCGTTTCCGTGCCGCTCGTCTCGTTCGCCTGCGCCTGCGAGACGAACTCCGCGCCGAAGTTGAACGTGGCCGTGCCGCCGTCCTCGACGAGGAACTTCACCTCGGTGTTAGCAGTCTGCGCCCGCTGCGCCGTGGGCTGTTCGCCCATGTGGCAGCCGGTGAACACAACGAGAAGCGCAAGCACGGCACAAGCCTTCGCGGCCTTGCCGGACTTGCCGCACTTCGCGGCGATCTTTGCCTTGCCCTTGGCGACCTTTGCCGCCACCTTGCCCTTTATATTAGAGACCTTCATCTTCACACCGCCTTCCACGCGTTCACGCACTTTTCTATGTTTTCGATATCTGCGGAGAGCTCTTCGGTCGTGTACTCGCCGTCCGCAAGATGCTCCGAGAGAACGGACACGGCACTCGCCGTAGCCATACCTGCCGCCTTCGTCGCGTCGTCGGTGCAGAATGTCTCCACGCCTCCGCCAACGTACACGGCAATCTTCCCCACAAACTCCGCGTAGCCGCGCAACTTGTCGGGGTCTTTCCTGCGGAGCAGTTTGGTAAACGCCTCGCAGACCAAACGGGCTATTCCAGCCCACCCGTCGGAAATGAACGCCCAGCAAGCAGACCACTTGCCGATGTTCAACTCCTTCAGCATTTCAGTTAGTTTCATGTTTCCTCCTGTTTGTTCCCCGGCCCCATGCCGGAAATTCTTTCAGTTGAATGACTTTAAGACGCTGCTTACGATGTTGACGCCCATCGCGACGAGGGCGCCGAGGATGAGGGCTTTCGCGCCCCATTTGAGGATGGTGCGAAGAACCTCGCCCCACTTCTCCTTCTCGGTTATGATTCGCGCCTCCATGTTCGTCATGCGCGCGCCGAAGTCGTGCGCCAAGTTGGAGACGGACACGTTTATCTCACGCATGGCTTCCGCCCCCTGCTTGAAGCCGTTCTGCGTCTCCGAGCGAATCTTGCCGATGTCGGTTTCAACCTGCGTCAGCCGGGTGCCCATGTCCGCGACTTTCGCCTCCAACGCCTTCTGCTGGTTGGCGAGCACGCATCCTTCCTTTGTCTTTCTCATGCACATGGTCGCGAAGTCTCCTCCCTTACGTGGCGTCGGGCAGGTTGAACCGCGCCTTGTCGATCGCGTGGTTCGCCGCTATCTCGGCGGCGGTCAGGGCGCGGGAGTTGAGGCGGTTGAACAGTTGGCTGTTTATCTGGGACTGCGGGGTCGGCATGGTGAAGTCTCCTTACTTGTCAGGGCCGGTCACGAACGTCCCGTGCCGCTCCATGAACGTGCCCGTCACGCGGTCGTACATCTCGCCCACGGACACGCCGTCGAGAGTGCGGCGGACAGGCAGCAAGTCGAACAATAAATCGCCACGAAGGACACATGATACGGCGTGAAATTGAGTGCCAACCCTGCCATAACTGGATGATCCGACGGCTCCCAGACATATCAGACTGGTGTACGTCTTTACCGCCTCCCTGACGTTGTTGTCCCATGCATCTTTCGGCTTGATGGACGTTTCGGAATTGTCGATCAAAATCTTGTTTGCTGGAAAATCAATGACCAAAGTCCTGATAGTTTCGTTATACGACGTATCTTGCGCAATAGTCCCCAAGTTGTTTATGCCTATCCCGATTGTTATGGACTGGTAGCCGCCATATCTGAAATACCCGCCGCTTGTGGAGGCAATCACGCCCAAAAACTGACCACTATTCCGCGCAACGCTTGTAGACAGAGATATTGCAACTGTCAGCTTCGCGCCGGGCAGGTCGCAAAATCTAAGCGGGGTAAAGATGACATTCTCACTGTTGTCAATCTCCAGGTACTCCACCTCGGCGTCGTAGGGGAGGCGCTTACCGCCGAGCATCGCGTCGCGCCTGTTGATCAGCATATCACACGCCCTCCTTGACGCACTTGGCGAGCAGTTCCTCCACCTCCGCGTCCGTCCAGCCGAGAGCGGACTGGAGCGCGGTCTTCCCGGCTTGGAAGTTCGCGTTGTTCTCGTCGAACTCCTTGGTGGCGAGAACGAGGTCGAGCATACCCTGTTCGACGATCCAGTCGCGGACCTGCTGATAGATGCCCTCCGCCATGAGCGCCTCCACCAAGTCGGCGGTCACGAACACGCGCGGCGGGGGAGGCGGGTCGTCAACGAGCGCGTAGGTGCGGCGTATCGCGCCGTCGGCTACCTCGTAGGAGCGGAACTCGTAGTGCTGGCCCTGCGGTGCGTCGGACGGCGCGGGGTTGTTCAAAACGTCGATGAACCCCGCCGCGTGGTAGTCCTCGGCGGTCGGGTGCAGGTAGTCGCGCCCGTTGAAGTGAAAGGCGTTCGGCGCATAGTCTGGCGTGCCGTCTGCCTTGAGCGTTGCCTTTGCAAAGTTGCGGTTGAGTCTCATGTCGGCTTCCCTCCTTTACGGCGTCACGACTGCGGGCGTGTACTGCTTGACCGTCTGCTTGTAGACGCGCCACGTCGGAAGTCCGCCGAGCGCGAACGCAGTAAGCGTGAAGTAGTATTCCGCCATTTCGCCCGCTGCGAGCGCGGTCATCTCGCTGAAGTCGTCGCCGTCGGCGGTTATGATGTTGTAGTCCGTGCCGATTGTGCCAGAGAGCGAAATCGACGCGGCGGCGGGCGTGCCGGATTCCTCATAGGCGTTCACCACGTCGATGCCGAAGTCGGAAACCTTGCCCGACGTCAGCGCGGGGAGAACGAGCGTCGTCGTCGCGGCGGAAAGCGTCACCTCCTGCACGGCGTGGTCTTGCAGCTGCCCCGTGGTAATCGTCACGAGGTCGTAGGGGATGTTGCCTTTCACCGCGACGTTCGCGGCGGGTATCGTGCTGTCCGTCGGGTTGCCGTCCTCGTCGAGCGCGGCGAGGTTGCCGGAGTGGTTCATGCCTGCGGTGAGGGCGATTTTCCCATTCCCGGACTTCGTTGGCCAAGCATAAACCGCGTTATTGTCAAGGTTCCTGATACCATCGCCATAGAATGCAGCATCCCCTCCTGCTGCAACTCCGCGTTTCAGCGTCAGCGGTCCCGTCACCTCACCACCCGTGAGCGGTAGGAACAGTTCGCTGACCTTCTTCTCCTTCCAGTTCGTGTCGGAGCTTGGCGGGATGTCGCTCACGAAAGTGCCACCGTTCGTGTTGCAATAAATAACGCCGTTGTAGGTGACGAGCGCATTTGCCGTGTATACCGCGTTGCTGACCCACGCGGGGGCGGCGGACGCCGAGTCGAGTTTGTTCGCACCTTCTCCCTGCACGAACGCGGTTGTCGCAACCTTCGTGGAGTTGTCGCCAGCCGTCGGCGTCGGCGCGGTCGGCGTGCCGGTGAAGGCGGGGGAGGCGAGAGGGGCCTTGGCGGCAAGTTCCGTCTCCACGTCCGTCAGCGTCCAGTGCGCGGCGGTCCACGCCTCGCCGCCCGTCGCTATCGCCGTGTTGCAGACGTAGCGCCTCCCATCGTGCGTCACAACGTCGCCGACCGAATACGCGGCGGTCGCGTCGTAGGCGGGGGCGACGGCTTCGGCATCGGCCTTGGCGTCGAGCGCCGTCTGCACCTGCCCGTTCGTGATGAGCTTCGTGCCGCCGCTTACGGGCGCGCCCGTATCAAGGTCGAAGAGCTTGCGCCAATAATTGTCGATCCATTCTCCCGGCACGATTGAAGGTTCTTGGCATTCCCATACCGCGTTGCTGCGAACGACCAAATTCCCATACACGTATGTCGCGGTCGTCGAGAACGCGGGGATGCCGATGTCTGACGGGGATGCGTAGCTTCCTGCGGGCTGGTAGTCGCCCTTCGGCTGGAGCGGCCTGTCGGTCTGCGAGCCGAGGATGTAGCCGATTATGTCCGTGCGGACGCGGGTGGCGGTAACATCATAGCCCGTTATTATAAAGTGCAGTGTCGTGTCAGTGGGCGAGGTACCTGCATAGTATATGCCTTCTCTGTCCGTTGGGTCGGAATCTGACACTTTAGACAAAATCCAGAAATCGTCAGCAGCGCTCCAGTAGCATTCATAGTGATACCCCGTCGGCGGCTCCGTTCCGCTAAACGTCCAATCGTTTCCGTACGTCGGCGTCTGGGAGTAGACGGGCGTCAGCATCACATCGTTCGTACTCGCCGCCCCAATGTCCTCGGGCTTAGTCGGCACGGGGGCGGACACGCGGTGGCGGGTGGCGGTGTATTCGTGGAAGACTTCGGAAGAGTCTACCCCTTTCCATGAAAGCTCCAACGCATCTGCGTCGTATTCACGTGGAGATGAGGCTCGTTCATCGGTAGATACGACGTATACATACCACTCGTCACCACCTGTATCAGAGATACATTCCGGCTGTTGCACCTGTGCCGTCACGTCCACGCCGTCGCGCAATATCGTCCACACGCTCCACCAGCCCGCGTCGAGCTGCGCCTTCGTCGGACGGAGTGCCAGCGCGTCGCCCGTCGCCTTCGCGTCGGCCGCCGCGCCCTGCACGGAGAGCGTGGGATCTACCGTAACCGAAGAGCCGTCTCCGCCGATCTGCACGTACTGCGACCCGCTCCAGCGGTAGGTCTTGTTCTCGTCCTTCGCTACGTATATCTTCCCTTCTTCGCCAGTTGCAGGGAAGTTCGCCGCCGAAGCATACTCAAGCACATCGTCAACGTAAGACGGAAGTTGTGACTGCGGAACCTTCCCGCCAACAAGATCAGCCTTCCCCGAAATGTCCTGGTGCTCTTGAAGCGCTGTTGCACCCTTGGCTGCGCCGGCGCGGATCGCTTCAAGGTCTGCAATCGCATCCTGCTTATTCGTCCATGCAATCTTCTGCTCTGCGGTGACATGGATGTTGTTGTTGCCGACGTGCCCCGTAAGCGTCGTGCCAAATGCCGTCATCTGAGACTGCCATTCGGCAACGAGCGCCGTCCAGTCGTCGATCTGCTTCGGCCATCTGTCGAGGTCGTATGGCACGTCGTCGCCTATGCGCTCCGGCCAGTATTCGACCTCGTACTGGTCGCGGAAGTAGAGCGTTCGCGGATTGTCGGTGTCGCCCAGCACAAATAGCACCGGCACCGTTATCATGTGCCGCGCCGCATTCACCATCCGCGCCGTGTTGAGATTGAGTGTGCAGGTGAGGTCCGCTTCGTCGCTATCCCACTCGTTCTCGCCCTCGGCGAAGGTCTCGCCCTCCGCAAGCGTCTCGGGCGGACGCGGAAACACGGCAAGGGTGCGCTTCGTGATAAGGTCGATGACGCGCAACATCAGGTTTGCGCCGTCGTCCTCTCCTATCCACTCCGCGCCGCCCTTGATGGTGACGGCGACATGCTCGCCGGCGGCGATGGCTCCCTTGAACCTTGCCGTCTTGTCCTGAACCTTCGGTGTGATGATAAGTTCCGTCATGCCGCCGTCCTCCTGAAAATCATTCTACGGTCTCTGTTTCCAGAAACTTGTACAGTTTGTCTACAACGGGCTTGGGGATATTCACAGGAAGAAGCCCGCCAAGAGAGATCGAACCGCCGCCAGCCTCCATCGCGCCGTTGACGCCAAGCTTTAGTCGGTCAACGTCGAGACGTCCGTCGGCGTCGATTATGCCGAGTGGCTTGAGCATCTTGCAATACCTGTCGTCGAGGCGCAGAATGCCCAGCTTCTCTATCGCGCCGAACACGCATTTCGTCTGCACGTCCTTTGCGTCGGGTATCACGACCTGCCACACGAACTTGCTGACGCGCTCGTTGAACTTGTCTATGGTCATCTTCATCTTGGGTTTCCTCCTGTATGGTTTTTGGTTTACGTCGGGGTCAAGCCCGCCCTAGAAACGGGCTTGGCCCCGACCTTCGCCAGAAGCCTTACGAGCCGGAGGTCGTGCTTGCGGTGGACGCCTTCGCCACGAACGGAGCGGCGGCTGCCTGGCTCTCGGCAAACGCAGGCCCGGAGATGATGAGATTCGTCATCTTCATCAGCTGCATGGTCTGGTTGTTAAGAGTGGCAACAGCGGCGGTGTTCGCCACGTTGTACTCGCCCTGCGCACGGAAGCCGGCGTTCATCGTCGTCTCGATCTTCTCGATCTTGTCGGCGAGACGGCGCTCTGCGGCGAGGACCGACGCATCCGCGTACTTCTCCGCCTTGAGCTGTCCGATTTCGGCGTTGGCCTTCGTCAGCTCACGCTCGTAGCCGAGGTCGCGCTGCGTGGCAACCTCGCACGACGTCCCGCCGCCGAGAATGCCGTTGCCTCCGAGAAGTCCGCTGCGCTGCGCAAGCAGACCGATGAGCGCACCCGCGCCCGTCCAGACGGCGCCACGTGTGCCGCCCCAGTCGATTGATACCTGTTCCTTTTCCATAGTTTTACCTTTCGTTGGTTGTTTACTGTACAGTTCCGCGCCCAACCGGACGCGGAAATCACTTGCCGAGAGACTGGACGATCTTCACGGCGGAGCCGTCGCCCACGTGCGCAGCCTCCATCTCCTTCACAAGTAGCTCGTCCATTTGCGCGATACTCTCGCGTATCTCGCACTCCTTGTTCGCCCATACCCACGCAGACGCGGCCATGATCGCGGCGGATGCGTCGTCGTATGTCTTGTGTCGCATCACGTCGGAGAGCATCGTCATTACGCCCTCCCAGGAGCACGGCTCGTAGTCCTTCGGGTCGGCGCCCATCGCCCTCAAGCACGAAACGGATCTCTCCTTCGTTTCCTTGAGGAACTTCATCTTCAGTTCGTGTTTCATTTCTTTCGTCATAGCTCGTTCCTTTCATTGCCCCCTCGGCACCGTGTCGAGGGGAAATCGTCATAGCACCTCCGACATGTCAATTGCCCGTCCGTCTGCGGGAATTTCGTGCCTCATTCGAAGCTCGCTCTTTGCGTTGTCGTACCGAATGCGCTCGTCAGCCGCCTGCTGCGCATCACTCCACGGCTTGCCGGTCATGGCAAAGAGCCGTCCAAGAACACCTGAGCATATCGCGTCTCCATGCTTTTGCAAAAACCACTTTGGAAGGTTCTCGTAGAAGAGCGGCAGATGCTCCACCACCACCGCCGAAAACGGTGTGACCGGCGGCGCACGAAACTCTGGAGCCGCGTCCATGAGGTTTGTGCGCGGCGCATAGCGGATGGCGTCTTTCGGAACGGCCGGGCTTGCGTTTGCAACCTCTGGACGCGGAAGCAGGTGCGGGGCAATCCTGATTCCCGTGCCTATCGGCCAGTTCCAGTCAACGCCCTTGCGCAGATGGCGCCTAAACTTCCAGACTTCCCGCACGTCCGCCACTTTGCCACCGAAACGCGGAACCGGGTAGCACATCCCGCCGTCATCTGGCTCTAGCACCTGGTGCGACGTGAGGCACTGCGTGTCGGACACGAACTCTCGCGCCACCTCTTGCAAAGTCTTACGGATAACCGTATTGTCGCATCCGGGGATGCGATATACGAGATTCTCCGCGAGTGACGCGAGAGATTCGAGTTCGGGGGCTTCCCATTCTGTCTGGAAGGAATTTCCCATTTGCTATACGTTCACTTTGGGCTCGGCGGTTGCAGGAGCGGGAGCCTCGGAGGCAGACTCGCCTTCGGACGCAGGGGCTTCTGGCGCAGGCTCCTTCTTTGACGCAGGGGCTTTTGGCGCAGGCTTCTTCCCGGGCTTGGGGTTGTCTGCCTTTGGAAGCGGAATCTTCACCACTCTGCTCTCGCCCATGTCCACGGCAGCACGCGCGGCCTCCTTCAGTCCGAAGTCGCTCTGGCGCACGTTCTGCTTTGAGACAAGTTTCAGCTTGTCGCGGAGGGATGTTTTTGGAAGCTGCTTCTCGATCTGCTCGATCACATACTTCGCATCAAGTTCGCCGCGATCCACCATGAGAGCCACGTTAGGCTCAATCTCCTGGTAGATGTAGTTCTCAAGCGTCTCGCTCGTCATCGGAACGATTACGCCCGTCTCCATGTGTATCGCGTAGCGTGTTGCTGCCATGTCTGTTTCCTTTCGCCTCTCGTCTCTTAGTTGGTTGTGAAAGGCACCTGCGAGCTGGAGACGAACCACCCGCAGGTGCCACTATGCCGTTAGTCGAGGTTGTGCTCGCCGGCGGCGAACTGCACCTTCTGGATGGCCACGGTCGGCTTGATCGGCGGAGCCTTCTCGCCCTCGTCCCAGATGCCGGTCATGAAGTCGCCGGAAATGGCGACCTTCACGCGGCCAGCGGTGAACGCCGAACCCGCCTTGACGGCGAGCTGCGCGTTTGCCAGACTACCGACACTGGTGGACGTGATTGCGCCGCCGCCATCGGGAGCCGTGCCAGAGACGGTGAGCATGGACGCGGTTGCATAACCGAGCGTATCGCCGCCTACGGAGCAGGAAGCGATTTCGGTCGCGCTGCCGCTGGAGGCGTCTTCGACCGTCTTGTACACCTTGACGGTGGACGACGCGCTGGCCTTGGAAAGCTCGATCACCGCGATGTTGCGCGGGACGAACCCCTTGGGAAGCGTGCCGATCTCGTAGTACTTGGACGTATCGACAGTACCCATGACGCCGAAGTCGATCACGCGCTCCAGAAGGTAGGAACGCACGTTCTCGTTCAGGCCGTTGCCGAGGATGGACTTGTCATTGCTATGTGCTGCCATGATTCATTCTCCTTTCGTTAGTCGCCGAGAGCGACGATGCCGTAGCCGAACAGCTCAGGATAGTCCGCGAACCAGTCGTAGATGTCGAGCGAACGGTAGAAGTCGCCGTACTCGTCCTTGTCCTTGAGCTTCTCGTTGATCTGGAACTCGTCGGCAAACTGAATCGCCTTGTTGTTCACGAAGAGCACGAGGAAGCGCTTCGGCACCGTGACAGACGAGCCTGCGGCGTTAGTCGCCGAGCCGGCGTCCCACATCGGGAGCTGGTCGCAGCCGATGATGTTCGCGCCGTCGATGTCGCCGATGTAGTCCGTGCCCTTGCGGAGGACGGACATCTGGTCGCCCATGTGGTCGGCGTACTTCAGCTCGGAGTTGATGAGCAGCGTCTTCAGCCACGAATGGCAGATGATGCGCACGTCGCCCTCCTTCGCTGCCGGCCACTCCTTCAGGGCGGCGGTGCCGCGCGTCAGGAACTCGGTCGCCACGCAGGCCGTCGCACGCGGATTGCTGCCACGGGTCTTGGCGGTGGTCACGTCGGAGTCGGTCTTGTAGAGATAGACCGGCGCGGTGGCCGTGCCGAGGTTGTAGAGGCCGGAGACGACGCCTGCGGTCGCGCCGCGGTTCGTCGAATCGCACTTGAACGGGATGTCCGCGAAGAACTTGAGGTCGCGGTGTTCGGCCATAGCCGCCTGCGACTCCTTGTTCGCCGCGCTCTCCAGATTCTTCATCGAGAACACCTGGTCCTCGATGTCGATGTGGTAGGCGACATCCATCATGCGGTTGATCGTGAACGTCTCCATGTCGCCCTTGAGCTTCTGGTACTTGACCAGATCGCCGGGCTTGCGGTCGTTCACCTTGATGATGGGCAGCACGGGACGCTCTATCGTCGTGCCAACCCCCTTGAAGCGCCCCTTCCAGTCGGTAGAGACGCACTTGTCCATGACGGACGCGGCGCGCACGCGGCGGCGCCACTCGTCCTGGATTATGGCCTGAGTGCCGGGGAAGTTCGGGGCTACCCCTGGCTGGGCCATGAAATGCAACTTGTCTGCATCTGCCATTTTCTGATTCCTTCTTTTTTCCGCCCCCGAGCGGGAGACGCGCTACTTCACGCGCCCCTCGTTGAGGGCTGCTTTGAGCCGGTCGTTGATCTCGCGCCACCCCTTCATGTTGCCTGCCCGGCGCATCTCCTCGGCTTTTTCAAGCTCCTTGAGGTATTCGTCGGTGGTCATGGTTCTGGTGTCGCTGGGATTTCCCGCCGGCGACGGCCCGCCTGTGGTGCTTGGCGTGGGCGAAGCGGTCGCGCCCGCGCCGGGGACCGGGATGCCGAGTTCGCGGTAGAAGCTGTTGACGAGGTTGGCGAATCGCGCTTCGTCGTGCGTCGCCATCACCGCCGAGAACGTCTCCTTGTTGTTTTTCTTGAAGCGTTCCCAGTATTCGCTCTTGTCGCCGCCTGGCGCCACGGATTCAAAGAAGTCGCCGTGCCTCTGCGAGATGTTGGCGAGGAACGTCCTTTCGTCCCTCTCCGCAATCTCTCGCTTGAGCTCTGCTATCTTCTCGTCCTGCTTCGCCTGGGCGTCGCCTACGAGCTTTGCCGTCATACGGGCTGACGCGCCGAGATATTCGTCCGGCGTTTCGCCCCTCTCCTCGGCGGAAAGCAACTTCATCGCGTCTTCAACGGAGTGTCCGGCCTCAAGCTGCGCAATCTTTTCCTCGAGTTTTTTCTTTTCCTCTTGGTACTGCTTCGCGCGTCCGGCCCACACGTCCGCCGTGTGGCGCAATTTTTCAAGCTCGGCGTTTTCGCCCGTCTGGGTTTCTCCGCCTTTGCCTTTGTCCTCGCCAATTCCGGCGAGTGCCGCTTCTGCCTTTTTCGTGTCGTTCATCCTTGTCTCCTGTTTTTTCTGCAAGCCGAGCCGCCAAGCCCGGAGTTTCCAGTTGCCGTGAGGAGGGGCAGACAATCCCAATTCCTCCGGCGGTGTCTTTCGCGGGACCTCATAACGGGTCACCTCCTGCGGGTTCCGGTTCTCCGTCGGGCGGTGGCTGGCCGCCGGCGGAGTCCAGAGCGCGGTTGGCCGCGTCCTTGATCCTGCGATAGACTGAAATCTGCGACGCGAGGTGCTCCAGACGCACCGCGCGGTTCTCGTCGCCGCTTTCGGCGAGGGCGCACATCAGCGTCACGTCCTCTTCCACAAGCTCGTCCATCCACGCGACGAGCCTTTCCGTGCGGGCGGCGTCCCCGCAAACATCCATGACGCGCTTCGCGTCGATAATCGCGAGCGAGCGCTGTTCCGGTATTTCGTTCATGTCGCTCATGCGGCACCTCTCCTTTCGGCGACCGTTCCCGGCGCTGGCGGCCTAGGCTCTGACTCTACCGGCGCGGCGGACGGATTGCCGGGGTTCGCGCCGGCGCCAGGCTGGAGCTGCGGCTGATCTGCTGCGGCCTGCGCCTGCTGCTGTGCAGCGCGCGCCGCATTCGTGATGTCGAGTATCTGCTGGAATGTCTCCATGCGCTCCTTTGACGGGATCACCTTGTCCGGGTTGATTCCGCCGATTGCCGCGAGCTCTGGGCGCAGAAGCTCGAAGAAGTTTTCCACGGACAGCGCCGGGCCTATGATCTGCGCACCACCGAGCGCGTTGAAGAGCTGCAAACGCTTCTGAGATTCCGCCTCGCGGAGTATCTTGCCCATCATGCCGGACGGTGCCACGACGACATCGCCCTTGATGGACATGTCCTTGTCGTAGATCAGGTTGTAGATGTTCAGCATCTCCACGCACGGCACTATTACGTCCATGCCGAGCGTGATTACGCTCATGTTCACCGTGCGAAGCGCCGACTCCTGGAGCATGTTCATCCCGCCAACCGTTCTGGCGGCGCCCGAGTTCAGGTTGCTGGACGAGCCGAGCGCATGAAGCGGAACGCCGCTGTAGTCGTTCGCGAACGCCTGCGCCTCGTGCATCTGGTCGATCATCTGGCGGGAGATGTCCGTGACCTGCATCATGGCAACGGGCGAGCCGACGTTTCCCGCCGCATCCCGCTTGAAGCCTATCATCCTGCCGCCGCGTATCTCCAGCGCCGGCCTGCCGTCCAGTGACACCACGCGGTCGATGTTGCTGCACACGAAGATGGGATTGGACGCGATGGCGCCGTTCACCGACATGTTCTTGAGCGCGTTCATCTGCATGGTCTGGCAGGAGCAGAGTATGTCGGCGAGCGATTCGCCCCACCACGATCCGGGGACCTTGTAGAGCGTACCCTTCACGACGGGACGCGGCATCCTGTCGTCCACAACGCGGCAGCACACCACGTAGTCCGCTATCACGGTTATGTCGGTCTCGTAGTAGCGGTTCTGCACTATCTTGTCGCCTGTCGGCGTCTTGTCGATGCCGGCGGCGATCAGCTCCGAGCCGCGCACGGACGCGAAGCGGCGTATTCCCTCCAGCGTGCAGTCCTGGTTGATGGACGCGATGCTGTCGCGTTCCAGCTTGCGCCGCTCAAGGTCGCTTGTCTCGGACATGAGGTGTACGCCGCCGCGCGGATAGCGCGAAAGGAGTGCACGGACGGTGCTGCGCTGCCAGCCGTCCACTGTCTCCGCCTCGTCGCTCGCGTCTGCGTACTGCCAGAGGGTGTCCGCCGTGTAGCGAACGCGGATGCAGAGCGGCCCGTCGTCAACGGACTTCGCGTTCGGCGCCGGGTAGCAGTCCCACGGGCTGACGCTCTCGAACACCGGTATGCGGGAATACTCCATCTCGTACTTCAGCGCGTCCAGGCTCCCGCTCTCGCGGCACTTCGCCATCGGCACGACGCGCGGCGAAAACGTCATCACCGCCGTCCCGTGAACGCAGAAGTTGCGGACAAACTCCGCAAACTCGCGCATGTACTTCCCTTCGACCATCTGGTCGTGTATCTTCGCGTCCATCCTCTCGCAGCGTATGCGCGCCCACTCGGCCTCTCCGTTGCGTACCTCGTCAAACATCTCGTTGACGCGGTTTATGATGGCGACGTAGAAAACCTGCTCCTCCTCCGGGGTCTGGAGCGCTCCGCCGTGAGAGGCGAAGAACTGCACGATCTCCTGCGCGATCCGCGCCATGACCTTCTTCGTGACGGACTTTGGGACGGTCGGCTTTGGCGACGGCGAAAGCGCATACGGCTTGTCGCCGCTCTGCGATATGATGTTGGAGAGCATCGCCTGCAAAGCCCGCATGTACATCGCCGTGAGCGGCGGATACGATCGCGGGTCAAGGCGATTTGCGCGAAGCACGTCCTCCTGGTGCGGAGAATACTTCATCCGCGCCGCCCGGGCCGAGTTCACCAGCATTTCGTCAACGCCGGACTGCTGGCGGTGGTATGCGCCGACCCTGAAATCCGCCGACACGGAAACGGCGATGCGCCGAAGCGCCTCCGTCGTCGGAATCTCCGCGACGGGCGCTGGGTCGCCGGTCTGCGCCGGACGCTCCTCTGCCTCCTTCGGCCTGAGCGAATCTGGTGCTGCTTCTGACATCGCTTGTATTATCGCGCCGCTTTATCCTCGCTTTATCATGCCTTCCGGAAATTCCTTCACAACGTGCCGTAGTCGCTCTCCCCAGTGCCTACCAGAGAGCCATACCCCCTGTCCCTCTCGCGCCGAAGCTGAGAGAAGTCCACGCCCCCCATCGTCACCGCGACTATCGGGTACTGGAGCGCGTCGTGGATGTGCGTGTACGGGTTGTGCTTGTCCGGCCCCTCAGCGTACCGCGCCGTGCCGTCGATCTCGAAGCGGATGCGCTTGTGGCAGTAGTGCCCGTCGAAGCCCGCTATCAGCATCTTGCACCGCTCGTCCACCTCCAGGCGGTGCTCGCGCAAAAGCTTCTCCACCGCGTCGCGCCTCGTGCGGAAGTCGTTGGTGATGTCGGGGCACAGCTCCGTCGGGATGCCGCGGCTGTTCAGGAGCTCGAGGCACGTGTCGCCGTAGGTCTGCGTCCGCTGCTTGCCCGCAGGGTCGCAGTAGTTCATGATCGGCGGGCAGTTCATCGGATAGTCGAACCGCTCCGTCAGCTTCGGCAGCAGCATAGTGGATATGAACGTGTCGAGCGTCATGTCCTCGGACGGCAGCTCGTCGAGGACGCGCACCACGCCGTCCGGCCCGATCTGCAAGAACACCATCGCCGGCGTGAGCCCGAAGTCGGTTCCGAGTATGAGCGGCCGCCCGCGCAGGAACTTCAGGTCCTTCTTCACGTGCACCAGCCGGTTCCACGACGTGTAGATCGGCTTCCCGTCCACCGACGTGCCGTACTCGTTCAGCGCGAAGCGCTTGATGTCGTCCGGGTCGCCGCCCACCAGCATCTTGCGGTAGTACTCGAACCCGCCCTTGAGGTGCCTCACGTTCTCCGCCGGACGGATGCCGAACTTCTTCGCGTTCGCCTCGTCGTTGTTCAGGTACACCTCGCGCCCGGCGTCGTCCACCGTCTTGATGAGCCCGGGCGGCTGGACGAAGAAGAGCATCCTCTTCGGCTTCTCGTCGATCTCCAGACGGTGCATCCAGTTCGTCTCGTTCGGCGAGTTCGAGTCTATGATCGTCCCGAACGACAGGTAAAGCGGCGGGTCCTCCTCGTTCGGCGGCTTCACAGGCTGCCAGCGCCCCACGCGCGAGTTCGCAAGCCATATCCGCTTCCACGGCACCGTGTCGCCCTCGTTGATCCACGCCCCGCACGGCTCGAACGACTTAAGCGCCGCCTCAAACTCCTCCTGCGTCAGGTCGAACGGCACGAAAACATAGTCCGTCCGGCACCACGTCCCGTCCTTCTGCATGGACGGAACCTCCATCCGCCCCTCGATCGTCGGCTGCTGCCGCTCTATGTGGAAACCGGGAAGCACCTCCCGCATCGTCTTGATCGTCGTGTTCCACATCTCCGGCTTCGTGTCGCGGCCGATCAGCCACTTCGACCACCGCACGGGATGCCGCTTCCCGTCAGGCATGATGCTGTTGTCGGGGTCCTTCGGGTCGTCGCCGAAGTCGAACGCCGGCTGGAACTCCGTCGTGAGCATCGTCTCCTTGCAGCACCCCACGCTCTTCCCGCTCCCCATCGGCCCGCGCACTATGCGGAACTCCGCAAGCCCCGGCGGCACCGCGTGGAACGCGCGGAACGTCGGCGACGGCACGTACCTCACTATCCGCTGCTCAACCATCCTCGCCGCCTTCGAGCGCCCTCACAACCGCGTCCACGTCAACCACACCGCCGGACGGAAACGCCTTCTTCACCGCGTCCGTCCCGATCAGGTTCAGCTGCACGTTCGATATCTGGTACACCATCGGCTCCCCGCCGCCGTCCTTCTTCGCAGCGGCCCCCATGCCCGCGGCCTCCTCCCCGAACCGCTTGCGGTCGAGCCGTTCCAGGGTCTTCATCACCAGCTTCGCGTTCACGAGGCACTTGCCATTGTCGTCCTTCAGCAGCACCTTCAGCTTGTCCGTCGCAGTGTCCGCTATCTCGTCCATCTCCTGCGATCGCACCCGGTCGCGCATCCGTTGCACGTACTCGTACACCGTCTTCGCCTCCGGCCACAGGTCGTACGCAAGGTTCATGTCGTCCCTGCTGATGTCCGTAGACTCCAGCGCCAGGCAGTACCGCTTCGTCCTCGCGTACTCGACGAGCATCCGCCGCACCTTGCCGAGATCGACAGGCGGCGCCGAAAGACCAGCACGCTCAAGCTTCTTCGCCGCCACCTCCTTGCGCTTCTCCTCCTGCGCCAACCCCTCTTCGTCAAGCAGAAGCCGGGCACGCGCGTACAGCGCGTCCCACTCGGCGGTCTCTTCTGGGGCGTTCTTCGACATGCCTGAATGATACCCCCGCTTTATCCTCGCTTTATCCATCGGTAGGTGCGGGAGTCCCACGCGGGTCCTGCCCCGCCCCCGCGCGGCCGGGCCTCATGTCCCCCATACCCCGTCGCCGCAGCACCGACGCCGACCGACCACGACCGCCGCACACCTTACATCCGGCCCGATCCGAGGCGCGAACAGGCGCGAGAGGGTACACTACCCTCACCCAACCGCCCGTAAACCCACGGAAAAGCCGCCATCATCGAGCCGTGCCTTTGATTGTCACAAGATTGTCACAAGATTCAACCCTCATTCGACCCCTGCGATGGGCATCAGGCAACGAGCCGCGCCCTGATCGACGCCATCCGAGCCGTCGAGACTGGCGCGACCTGCCCGACGATCCGCCAGACGCACATACGCGCGCGACCCGTAGGCATTCGCGCGACCCCCGCCCCCGACGCCGAACCACATTTTGCATGCTTTTGCCGTTTGTGTATTGAACTGTGTAAGCGGAATACATACGCGCACCGACCATGAGAACCGATGGAGACGAGCGGACAGATCGAGGGATGGACTGACATGACATGACGCGCAAGGCGTTGGTGAACTGACAACAATGACACTGACATGGGGACACACTCTTTAGAGTGTCCCCTGTCATGTCAGTTGTCAGTAAACGCCGACTGCCACTGACACCACTGACAAATGTCAGTAATGTCAGTAATGTCAGTGAACGGAAATGAAATGGGAAACGCCCGAAAAACGGGAGTGAAAAATATTTTCGTTTTGTGTTATTTTGTGTATTGACGGAATACACAGAAATATGATATAATACGCGCCGACAACAACAGACCAGAACAAACAACCACCAAAAAGAAAGGCAAGGCCAACATGGAAACATACCTAGAAATGAAGAAACGCCATCAAGACGAGGTAAACAAATTGCCTATCAAGTGGGCGTTCTCGAACAAGCAATTCAAGGAGGTTTGCGCCTCGCTCGGAGTGACCGACCCAAAGGCCGAACTCTACGCCGGTTTTAATGGTGGCTTCTACCGCAAGACTGACGCGAAGCACATCTGGGAAACTCTAAAGCGGCACGATGAAGAAATGGAAGCGGCGATGCACAACGAGGAGTTTGCAGTCTCGGCGTTTCGCCATGAGGCGGGCAATCATGAGTATCATATCAACCTCGATCCCGACTTCGACATGGCCAACTGCTTTGGCTACCCCTTCAACCGCAAGGAGGAGCGCATAGAGTGGGAAAAGGTCAAGAACGGCGAATTTCTCCAGAAGTGCTACAACAAGGGCGTGAATGAACATATCGCGTGGTGCCGTGAGCATGACGCATACTGAAAGGAGGTTGCAAGATGACTTTGAAAGACCTATTAGACCGAACGGAAGACGAAACATGGGTTGCTGTCTTCCTTGAAGGCCACAATGACCCATTAGAGGAAATATGGGTTGCTGATTATGTCGGCGGCGATTCGTCGCTGATGAAGCGGCTAGACATTTGGCTTGGTGCTGAATGTGAAGCAATCCGCATTGAACAGCGCACCTCACCCGAAAACGGCGAACCTGTCCAGATGGTTTGTTGCGACCTCTTAAACTGAAAGGGAATATGTCATGACGGAAATTAAACTTTACGCTTTCGCCCTCGCACCTCTCGCCACGCTCGCCGTGGTGGGTTTGGTGTGCGAGGCCATATCCTCTCCGCTGTCCGTCGCCGTCCTCTTCTGGGGGATGGTTGCTGGCGGTGTTCATTGCCTCGCCGTCCTCGTCTATGACCTAATCCGCAACTGAAAGGAATACAGTCAATGAGCGACGAACTGCCAATCATGCGCCAATACAAAGCATTAAAGCGCGAACTGCCAACAGGCTCAATACTCGCTCTTAAACTTGGCGAGTTTTACGAAATGTTTGACGATGACGCGATACATGCCTCATCGATCATTGGCGCAACACTTACGAGGCGTTGCGGTGTTGCCATGTGTGGATTTCCGCAACACACCCTAATGGATTGCGTGGCGAAGTTGAAAGCGGCAAATCAGACCTTCGCCATTGCCGAGGAAATGGAAAGCAAGACGCAGAAGCGTGGAATAATCCGCCGCGATGTGACGAGAATTTTTTATCCAGACAACAATAAACAGAAAGGAACAGAAACCATGAACACACCAACCCAAAACAACACAACCACCGAAACAACAGTCCCCGGCAAGGTCGTAGTCATTTCTGTCGATGACGGCGACGAGGAGCAGACCCCCGCAAGCGAGCCGCAATCCACAATCGAGGAACAGGTCGCCACACCGAAGAAAGCCAAGCGGATAAAGCCGCTCACGCCCGCCGAGCGCGAGAAGTGGCAGCAGAGACAGCGCGAGCGCGTAGAGCGCGAACAGGCCGCCGTCCGTGTTATCAAGAAACTTGCGCCGCAAATCTGGCATGATGATTGGTGGCTCAAGCCCCTTGATTGGCTAGAGGCAAAGGCTACCGAGTTGCGCGAAGCGGCAGATGCCGCCAAG